CTGTTATTTGTCCTTTCCCGTTGACAGTAACGACAGGAATTGAACTAGCACCGCCAAACGCACCAACATTACTATTAACTGTTGCCAGAGTTATCGCGCTTGAAACATTAGCTGAACCATCAAAACTAACAGAGTAAGTTGCGTCTCCAGTTGTTGAAATTGTCCGGGCGTTTGTTAGTTTTAACGCCTCCCCCGCCGTTGCCGAGCTTGATATTTCAACATAAACAGTACCAGACCATCGATAGGTTTTGTTAGTATCTTCGGTGACATAAATTTTGCCAGTCTCACCCGCAACCGGAAACGCTGCAAGGTTAGCAAAATTCAAAACATCATCAACATAAGATGGTAAAACCGATGCTGAAATTGTGCCAGACGCGGCGTTAAGAGCCGTTAAGATTGTGTTATTAGAAGTTAATGATTTTGTGAAATTTGAAACAGTGGGGTCTGTTTCGGTTGTTAAAAAAGTATTTGGATTAATACCCCTAATTAAATCAGCATCAAGACCTGAACCTGAACCGTCAACAGTTTTCAGTTCAGTTAATAAAACATTAGCAGAGGTTAAACCTTTAGTGTATGAACTAACTTCGGGGTCAACCTCTGTAACAACTCCAACTGATTTTTTAACTCTAAATCCCATAATTTATCACCGCCCAATTAATATCAAAAAATCACCAGCATAAGAAATTTCACCCCAAGGAACTCCAACATAAGGAAATTCAACTACCTCTAAATCGGTTCCTAATGCTGTACCACAAATAGTTCCACCAGTTGCCAAAATTTGAAAACTTACATGATAAGCACCCGCAGGAATAACGCCAGGAGTGGCAAGAACTGAATAAACAATTGATGGCGCTAATGGTGTAAATTTTTGAATATTAGAAAGAGATATTGTGGCAATATCAACAGCAATTTTATTGTTGACTAATTGTAAAGCTAAAATATCTCTTTCAGTTGACACCTTTTGATAAAATGTAGCCTCTTGTTCCTCTGTTAATGCCATATTTTAGGTTTATAATAAAAATATCTGTAATATTATTATCAACATCATGGTAAAATTTTTAATCAATAATCCAGTATATAAAAGTCAATTAGATAATATGTACAACCCCACAGGTTCATGTAACGTAACATCTCAAGCTATGGGACTTTGTTGGGGCGGTGTACCGAGAACGCTCAATGGTAATCAGTTAGAGGATGAATTATATAATTTTTTAATTGATAATGGTTACTCGCGCCATTACCCCTATGACTTAGCCAGAGGAACAAATGAATTTAGACAAAAATATTTTTCTGATAATAAAACTTGCGTTGTTTTAAAAACTAATGCAACCTGGGAAGAAATTGAAAAACATATTAAAAGTGGTAAACCATGCGTAGTTCACGGGTGGTTTACTAATTCAGGGCATATCGTAACTATTGTTGGAGTCACTGACAGTGGATGGATTGTAAACGACCCCTATGGTGAATGGTTTTACTGGGGATATGATACAAACAAAACTGGTGAACAGGTAGAGTATTCAAAAACTTTAATAAATGAAACTTGTGGCCCAGACGGTACTATTTGGTGTCATTTCTTTGACAATAAATCACCCAATGTTTACCCAAAAATTGAAAATCGTTATCGTGGTTTAGAGACTGATATAATTCTTCAAAAGATATACAAAGAAAAATTAGAAGTATATGAGTCTGAAATACACAATCATGCTTTTTTAGTTAAACAAATACAAATCAGACTCAAAGATTTAGGTTTTAAACCTGGAAAAACTGATTCAATCTGGGGAAATATTACTAAAATGGCATATTTTAAATTTTGTCAAGATTATAATATTTCACCCGAATTACCAATAACTTCTGAGATATCAAAAATATTAATTGAAGCTAAAAAATAAATGACTAATAAAAGATTCAAATATCACCCATATTTATCAGATAAATTTTTAAAAAGGGGTAATGGTAATTATTGTTGTAATTGTGGTAGTAGGATGAAAAATATTAAACCTGGTATCGGAAATGCTTATGAATACTGGATTATGCCAGATGATTCAGATAAAATTATTTTTATAGGATATGCTCATAGAGTATGTCCTGATAGCAAAGATAAAGATTCAATGTTTGTTTAAACTTGAATTGCCGTTATTTCAACATCATAACCAGTACCATTAGGAACAGATGTAAAATTAGTAAAAATACTTTTAAATTGTGCAAAATATTTTTTGCTTCCCCCTACTGTTTCAGTCCAATCACCAATCTGAGTTAATGTTGGCACATATTCAATCATAGGTTTACAAACATCGGCAATTGATATTTCAAAACCTGTCCTTGGTGGTGTATTTGATTTATGGGTAGAGATAGCAAAAATAGAAGATAATAAATCATATAAATCATCTCTAACTTTTAAAGTCAAACTCCACTGTTCAGGGGGAGTGTAGTTATTTCCTGATACTATTTTGCTCCCATTGTGTGAACGAGAAACCTCTAAAAAAGTTATCCGGTTTCGATTGTAGGTTATAATTTCATTATTTGTTAATATGACAGAGACACCATCAATAGAGAAGGTGAGTTGAGGGTAGATTTCAGGATATGGAATAGCCATGATTGATACAGCAACAATAGAAAAATTAATTGAAAAAGCTCAGGCCGAAAAAGCAAAAAGAAAACCTGGTGCTTTAGATACTATATTAAATAATTCTAAACTAAATAGACTAAAAACCCAACCACTCTCTAACTCAGGATTAAAAGGTGGTGGTAATTGTTGTAATAGTTGTGAAAATAAAAATAATAATTCTATTGATGGTCAGGGGCCATATTTAATTTTAAGTTATAAACCCGATTCCGATAAATGGGAAGCGCAGTCAACTAAAAACCCCCAAGAGGTATTCTTAGGGGATTTGACGTTTCCAGGGCTAATAGCACCAGGCTTTATTTTACCAGGTTGGCATACTCTTGGTGAACCCTATGGATTGATTCAACCTAAACGTACTGGTAAACCGTTTGAAGCTACTGATAATACCAAGAAGACTAATTACATCACTATCACAATTAACCTTGATAATGGTTTCACTGGTAGAGGTTAATTCCTATTATAAAAAGGTGATAAATAAACCGAGGGATGAAATGGAATCAAATCAATACCAGGCTTAAAAATATAAGGGATATTGCCCACACCTGAACCTTCTGGAACTATTAAAGTGTTACCATTTAATAGTCCAATAATTTTAGAGTTGACATCTAATTCAGTATTTAAGTGGAGTTTGGTTTTTTCAAATAAACTACCATTATTTTTAATCTTAATACTCCACAATCCAGTAGGATATAAAGCTAAAATACTACCATTTCCTAGCAATGAAACACCTTTACAAGTAGCATCCGATGGTTCAATACTATTTGAATTGACTAAACTATTTGAAGCATAATTATAAACTAAACATTTATTATTATATCCAGGTTCAGGAAACAAAATCAATAATTCATCAACAGTCATCACAGCATGAATATATCGTTTATAATCTGTTAATTCAGAAATTTCAGTTAAAACTAAATTACTTAAATCTAATAACGCAAATGCTTTAGTTCCTGCTATCAAAAATATTTTACCATTCGGCAACAAATAAGCGCCGTTATAAGCTGGTGTAGAACCTCCTGAAAATACGGTTGTAATCTTTTGAACACTATCATCTAAAGGGTTATAAATTGCTGCATATTCGGCGTGATAAGGGGGAAAAAACACTCTCCCATCAGGCAGTAAAGTCCCCCCTAAATATCTATTGGTTGTGACTGTTATTATTTCTTCTTCCCACGCTGAATTTATATTAAATGTGTTTGCAGCACTATCATAAATTAAAGGTTTTTTCCAATTTCTAGGAGGGAAAACAATTGTTTTTTTATCAGCACATAAAACACCTTTACCGTAACTAGGTGAATTGGTTGCATATTCATGGTTAGCAAAGTCTTGACCCCTTAAATTTGTCAAAGGGTTATAAATTGAATAGCCCCACGTTTTTTCGGTAAACTTGCAGAAGACATTACCATCAGCAAGCAAAACCATGTTATCAATTCTTTTTAAAAAAGAACCAGAATCAGCAACAAATAACATAATTAACCCCTGTTATAAAAAGCACTTAAACAAACTTCTTTGGGTAAAGTTCCCAAGGATGAATCCCAAATAGTGAAACCATTATTATCTAAAGCTGTACCATTTGTACAATAAAATAATTTTCCTGATGGTAACATCACCATTCCTTTAGGGGCTTGTTGCAATGTTGGCATGGTTGTATATCCAACGTTTGTTAAAACATTGTTTTCAATGTGATATTTATTTATAGCCATGTTATTAGCCAAGAAAACATCACCATCAGGAGAAATTCTAATAAATGCAGCCGTTGATGAACCTATCATTGCCTCTTGGTCTATAATTTTTTTACTATAAATATCAATTAAATTTAAACCGTAATAATTGGAAAAAATAGATAACCCCCCATCATAAACTAAAGCTCCTTTTGAATTAGAATCTCCATTAAATCCATTTAAAGATATTTGTTCCCAAACATTATTAAATGGGTTGTAAATATAACCCGTTTGTGTAACATGAGCATTAATTAACAATAATTTACCGTCAGGCAATAATGTTGTTGAAGCTGGTACAACGCCAGATAAAATAGCTGATGGAGTATTGGGAAAATATTCAAAATAAGTTGTTTTTGGATTAAAAAAACCAAATCTGTTAGCTGTTGTATTACAAATAGCTACTTTTCCATCCCTCATTAATGAAGCACCACTAACGTTAAAATTCCAATCATTTAATGTCTGATATGTCCCATCTTCATTTACTAACAACCAACTTCTATTTGCAACAACAGGACAAAATAATATCCTACCATCTAACAATAAAACTCTTGGGTAATAATCGGAAGCTGGTAAAGTGAAAGTTGTAAAAGTGTTGTTAGCAGGATTAAAAATATAACCCTTTGACGAGCCACCATTTTCTGTTCCACAATAAACTTTATCATTAAAATGTAAAACAGCACCCAGTGGTTTATCTGCTATAGCTCCGGTTCCTATAAACGTAAATGGCATATATACCCCCAATCAGTTAACAATGAACTACTACTAATATAATCTATTTTTCTATTATTTATTATCGCTTCATTTAATCGTATTTTAATACTATCATAATTAGTTAAAGTATTGACATCATTATCAAGATAAACCCTTTTATTTTCTATAGTTTGAAAATAATATTGTTTATTAATAAAACTAAAGTCAGTTAGAGATGTATTTTTGTCATCGGGTGCTAATTTCTGATTTTCTAAACTTGCTTTAAAGTATTGACTACTTATATAAGAAAAATTTGTTAGTAACTCACTATTGCCAACTTCAAAATTATAACTTTCTTCAGCAATTTCATTAGCATTGATAACGGGAATCAGTCTAGGTACAATATCATCCCATGAAACCAAGACATAAGATTTTAAATCAACTCTATTTTGAGATATTCCATTAGTTATCAATGCTTTTGTCAGAGTCCAGTTTGCTAATTCAAAACTATCACTTTTTTGAGTTGAACTAAAAAACTTCCAACATCCGAGAGTAGCAGGAATATCTTGCGGATTTTCAACAACTCCGGTTTTACGCCAAACATAGATAGCTTGGTCAGCACCCATTCCTACAAACATAAACAACCCATCTTCATCGGTACTATCAAAAGTGAAATTATCGGTTAATTCTTGAGTATTTGCCACCCAGAAGGCGGATGATTTGTAATTAGGCATAAGTTAATCCCTCAATGCTAAACGTTGTTCTAATGTCATGCTAAATGGGTCTACATAATCATTTCTCTCTTTCTCTTCTTCATCATCAGTCCTAATTGCTGTCACAAAATAAATTAAACTTTTATCGTTGATACCATTTATTTTGGGTAATTTTACGATTGTTGACAACTGAAATTTAGTCTCAGGTAAAAAATTAAAAACTTTTTCACTATCAGAAATATAAGGGAATTTTTGTCTTTTACTGCGGTTAGCGTATATATTATCATCTTGAAGATAAACTAAACCCGAATAACCATAATATTTATTATTCGGATAATTAAAACTTTTTGCATAATTATCTGAAATACCTTGAAATATTGCAGGTGTTATCCAAGCGGGGTTGGTCAAATTTCCAGTATAACCAGGATAAAAACCATAAATATTTATAGTGTCATTTTTGCTAAAATTCCTAATAGTATGTTTTGCATCATTATTAATTTTTTCAGTTTTTGCTATTTTGAATTGTGCTTTAGCTGTGCCATTTTTTAAAGAATCTCTAAATATCTTACTACCAATCATCTCACCGACTCTAATAGTATCCTGAACAGGAAAAGATAAGCCGAGATTAAAATTATCAATGCTAACATTTTCTTCACTAGCTCCAATTTTTGCAGCAATATATAAATTATTTTTTGAATGATTAATATTATTATAATATCTGATAACATCATCAGTAACAATACCAGTTCCTAAACCATAAACATTAATTTCACCATTAGCATAAAAATCAGAATAATTATAATAAACACCAAAAGGGAAACCATAAATAAATTTAATATTTCCAGGTTTATATGAGTTTGCTCCCACATAAAATTTACTAAATCTTTGACATGAAAAACTTGAATTAAAATTATTATCTTTATTGGGTATTGGTATTTCACGACTTATAAAATATGGTGATACACCTTCAGCACCTATTTTATGTATTCCTTGAGTGTTCAAACCGTAAACACCACCATTGTAACCATTAACTGTTCTGCACAAATTATTAGAAGTAGGGAAAAAGAAATAAGGATTTAAAAAACCGTCATAATCAATCTCTTTAATCCATTCAGGCAAACCTGTTATTTTACCATCTCTAATCGGGTAATATTTAACACTTGGGGAATTACCATTAACCTCAATAACTGTTAATCTTTTAAATTGAAAACAACAATAGTTATTATTACAATTTCTATCAATATAAAAATCTTCTCCAACAACTTTAAGTTTTGTTTGTTGTATAGCACCTTCTAACAATAAAAATATATGTCTATCTCTAGCCAATGAATAAACTTTAGTATTTGAATATAAATTCAATGAATTTGGTACTAAAGGTTCTAACATTTCATCAACACCTTTAGTTTTATCAAAATCAAATTTTTCTCTATTTGTGATTAATATTTCTGATATTTTACCAGGGAACAAACCCCAATTTGAGCCTATTTTATCTGACCAACTAAAATCATCTAAAATCACATCTAAAGGGTGAACCCAATCATTAGGAATATCATCGTCATCGGTTGTCTCTGGGTCATTATCAGGTAAACTTCCGATTAATTTAATGGGGAAAGTGCAAAGCATTTCACTAGCAGATGTCTCATATATTTTAGTATTGTTAAAATATATCTCTGCTGTATATTTTGAATTTGGTGCATCAATAATATCCGATTTTTTCTTAGGTAATTTTTCACCCGCTTGACTATGTGACGGTTGTTCACCGCCACCGCCGCCACCACCATCACTACCACCAGGGTCGCCACTACCTCCAGGGTCACTCAGGTAGTAAATATCAAAAGGTAAAAATCCAGGGTCAGGAGAGACTGAAATACTTTTAATAACAGCAGAAATACTTCCTTGTGCAACGGGTGGGTCATCAGGGAAACTTGTCCATTTTCCATCAACATATTGAAAGTGTCCTGATTTTCTACCTTGTCCTATCCAAATACCACCAGAATTAGAAGCACCATGAATAGCATTCATCATTATAGAACCTCCACCACCATGAATAGGAGTATAAGGTGTATCAAAACCCATAAATCGTTCCCCTCCTCCTATAGTGGGTTTATATCTTATTCTATGAACTTGTCTTTTGGCATTTTTAAAAGTTTCCATTCCTGAACCCATATATGAAGCTAAAAGTGTATCGTAAATACAAGTTGTCCCACTAGGTTGAACTGTTGGGGGGCCAGAGGCAACATAAACGTTTTGGTGGGCATTAAACGGTGCATATCGAGAATCAAAAGTTGCTGTTGTTGTAACTATTGCGTTTACTGTCCATTTTCCTATATAGGTAGGAATTAAAATAATATCACTAGAACTTAATGGTTCACCACCAGCACCACTAACACCATATCCACTACCACCAGCACCAGACCCTCTAGGTGAAACACTTGCCGGACTATAACCACTACCAGGGGCGGGTGGTGTTGAATCAGGTCTTTTTAAAATTAATCTTATATCTGCCTCTGTAGGATTATGTAATATTATTTTATCTTTATTTATTTTTTCAACCGATTTAATTGTAGTTGTAGTAAGATAACCGTTAGGAATTTTTTTATAATCTTCAAATTGCCATGCACTAGCACATGGGTATCTACGCATTGCAGCAAAATCATAAAGCCAAGATTCACCTGTTTTAAATATTACAGGGGATGATTTTTTAACAAATTTAACCCAAAAAACATTAGCTTCTACTGGTATTGTGATATTGGAATCACCTAATGTTTTGTTTATTAAACTTCCTTCATTTTTAACTTCAAATTTATTTCTACTCATATAACTACAACCTCCCAGGTTAATTCGGTTTTTACTTTTATTTCATTTATTTCTAATGCTTTACCCTCTAAGTTTTCATCAAACATGGCTTTGGATTCTGTTGTGCCAAATATATAATAATCGTTTTCAAATGGTGCAGCATAACAAACAAAAGCATCTGAATAATCAGGAGTAGAAGACTTAAATAAAAATAAACAATCATAAATTAAATCAGTTTGATTGGGTTCAAATGTCACACTATCTGTACCATAATCTATCACTACAGCAGGACGGCTAACAACTGTTCCTAAACTAAAACTAGGGTACAGTTGGCAAAATGTAGTACCTGATTGGTTATTGTCAAATTCATTTAAACAATTTTGAATAAAATCAGTTGATGAATTATACAGAACTGTGTTGCTAGAACTTCCATGTTTAATAATATCAACACCCTTGGCAACACCTAAATAATATCCATTAGTTGTAGTATTAAAAAAATCACTATTAATAGAAGTCACATTATCTTTAAATGGTGATAATAATAAACTATTTCCTAAACTATAGTTGATATCACCACCCAATAACAGTAAAGTTCCAAAATTAATATATGCCGAATCAATTGTTACAGGTTTTTTTATTTTTAATTTGGTTTTTTCTGGCAACTTAACACTAAATCTTGCTTCTCCTTGATTGTATAAATATTCAATATCATCAGATGTAAATTTAAAATCATTTGAGTTTTTCTTTCTAACTATATTATCAATTGAACCAGTATATAGATATGGGTTAGTTCCTATTATTCCACCCTTTTTATAGGAACTAAACTTAATACTATACTCACCATTTTTTGCCCATATATGTTTAGCTTGTGCTTCTAAAAATTCAACAGTCGGAAAAAAGGTGATTATCTCACCATCACCAAAAACATCGGGTGGTAAACTTTCAACCATTGATATTATCCTTAGTATATAAGTTCAATTTTTCAAATGTTGGCATTCTCCTACCAACATTTGAATCTTCAACATTTAACCACCAATCACAAAAAGATACGACTTTTTTTGATTCACAAATTTCAATTAATTGTAGCCATATATCTTTACAAAATATATAATCTAAATCAATAAAATACCATAAACTAGCTTCTATCAAATGTACATCACCAAGATTAAACATATCAATGATATTTGGCAAGTTTTTGATAAAAACTAAAGCGTTTTTTGTTTTGATATGGGTTTGTATGCCAACTTTTACTGGGAATCCAGATTTTTTTAAATCGTTAATTATTTTTGATATTCCCATCCATTTATTAATATTCCAAGGTCTAAAATCACCAATAATGATATCAATATCAGGATTAGCACTATAGGCTGCATCACAATAACGTTTAAGACTTTCTAAATCATAATGTTGATATGGTGTTCCACAATCATCTGTGAACTCATTAATTAAAACCCATTCTTTTACCTGTGTAAATTTGCTAATTCTTTTATATATCCATTGTTCAATAGTTTCACATTCAGTTTTTTCGGGAGGTTTTTTGTTTTTATTCCCATAAAGAAATTGACTCCTGATTATTTTATTTTCAAACTTTTCAGGAATATTATCGGTGTTAGGAATTATTTCTTTAAATATATCCCAATGATATCCTATGACAACACCATCAAAAGGTGCTAAGTCTAATTCTTTTGTTGACCCACAAGTAAAATTTAACATTATGAACCTGCTCCGTTAATAATAGTCCAGCCGCCATTTAATCCAACATATAAAACCGACGCTGTTGTATCAATAAAAAATTCCCCTTCAAAGTTAGGACTAATATTAATTGAATCAGGTGTATTATAATCTTTTCGCACCCTACCAGATTTAATAGTCCATTCAGTTGCAGTGCTAGTATATTCAATCAATGAATCATAAGTATTTACAATGCCATTTTCTTTCCATAAATAATTGATTCCTGGTAAGGGTGGTGTACCAGTCGGTCGAATGTTCGATACAATCACGGATGCTGATTCAATGGTCATTCTACCTGTTGTTATTGTGTTAAGTTTCACAATAATGGGTTCATCAATGGCTTGTGTTGATGTAGCATTCCAAACAAAAAATACAGGAGGTTTTCCGGTTTCACTCAAGCAATATAAAACCTCTGTGCTAGGGGTTGTATATGCTTTTAACGCCGCTAAAGTTGCAAATTGTATCATTTCAGTTACATTGTTATTATTGCCGTCAGTGTTGGATGTAGAACCCGCTAAAACTATCCATCTCCCAGGGCCGTTAGCGGGATATGATGTTAGATTATCAATGTTTTTGGTGCTGTAACGTCTCCAAACAACAATTTTATAATCATCGTTATTTGTTGGCAAAATAAACGGCCCTAGCATATCTTCATCAGTGTCATCAACAGTGAAGTTTAGCATTTCAGCAGTATTAACAAATGCTCTATTAGCTAAAAAATTGGGCATTTATTTTCTTAAATATAATAAATCGTTTTTATTTTTTAACAAAATGTCATACTTGACAACATTTAATAATCTTTTTGATTGTTCTAAAGGTCTGAATGCAAATTTAATAGTCATAATTTAACCCACAACATTGTTTTGATAAATCATAAATTTCTGATTCAATCTACTAGCAGTATGCTGATTATTATTATCAGCTTCAATAACATCACCGGATTTGGTTTTAAACTTTTGTAATCCGGTGTCAGGATTAAAACCTTCATAAGTTACAGGTTTGGTGCTATTAGCGGTAGAAGCCGATGGAATAGTCAAACCAGTAGACAAAGGTTTACTATTAAATCGGTTTTTTGCTGACTGATATCTGATTGAAGAAACACTCATTTTTTACTTAAATCCTAACCAGTACAATTGTGAAAGTATAAGGGATTCAGTATCTCTCAACTCTATGGTAAACCCAGACGCTAAATAAATCAATCTATTTTCAGGTTCATCAATGTCAATCCTTTGGAGAGGTTTAAAATTAGTTTCAATCCAATACTGTGTTAACGGTTGCACAATTTCATAACTAAAACTTTTCCCTTGACGCATAAAATAAATAATTTCACCAATACGTCTGAGAACTGTTGCATTATCAACAACACCAATACTCACAAATTCCCTTGGTGGCTTATAAATATTGGGATAAGGAAATTCCCATGTATGACGGTCAACAATAATTTTATTTTTATATTCAGGTTCTTTTACAGCATTAGCTTCATTGTTAGGCATGTTTTCAGTTGGTGGTGGTGCAGCTTCACCCGTTCTACTTAAAACTTGATTCTCTTTATCAGTATCAGAAACTAATGTTAACCTCTGACTTTTTGTTACAAAGTTTTTATCAACCCAATCAAACCAACTAGCAACTATAACATTATCGAGTCTATCAGATATGACCATATAACCGGGATATAATACAATACCGTTAAATTCTATAACAACACTACCATTACCATCTTGTATTTCTGTTAGTGGTTTAAAAACCCTAACTGATTTTGAAACTGCTGCCATGTTTGGTCTATAAACAATAGTACCGTTATAAACATTATTAACATAAGGTTGTTCAGCATTCTTTTTTTCTCTTAAATAACTATCATTAGCTTCAACTGCCGAACTATATTTAGCTTCCAAGGTTGCTTTTGATGTTTTAGTGTGACGTTCATTTTTTCCATTTTTTACCCACTCCTCAGTCTCCATTTCAGTGATAGCATCTTGATAATCAAAACCCGCACTAAGGTCATCACCATTAAAACTTGTTAATACTTTAGAAACAGGTTCCCACACTGTTAACACCGTTTTTCTAAGTGTTTTATCTAAATTATAATGATAGGTTTTCCATTCTTTTCTTGATTGATAAAAAGCTGTAGAGAATCTTGCTTCATCAGCAAAACTTGAGATATTACCACCTTCACCAGTACCAGATATAGAATTTGTAATATACCAATCTAAATGATTATTATACCAACCTCCAAATATTCTACCCCAAGGCTCTTTAATAATAGTTTCCTCAAAAACTAATCTATTTTCATTTTGAGTATCAAATTCCTGTCTCTGAACTTTTTGTAAAACTTTTACCATATCCATTTTATCTTTTCCGATAACATCGGGATATAACAAACCCATTCTTTCATGTCTGATTGTAGTGACAACTTTAATCAAAGCACCTGAAACAGTCCTAGTGGTTTTTTCACAAACACTTTCAGTTGATAAAATGATACTATTTCCAGAATTTAAACCCAAAGCATAATCTAAACCCTCACTCTGAGAGTATGTACAAAAACCATCTTCACCGTTGGTTGTATCCTCAGAATCAGGTACTATTTCAGGGATTTCACCAGTCACAATCAATTCAGAGAGTGGAGAATCTTGACCCGTTGGTTGATAAAGTTTTTCATCTCTACCTATTTTTAAATACAAATCCATTGCCGGGGTTTTAACATTTATTTCAGCTATATTAATTTTTCCATTTTCATCAGAATATAATTGAGATGGTGAGGTTGACTTAAAACATAAATCACCACATGATGCTATCAATCCTGATGGTGTCCAGGGTAAATTAACATTAGTTGTAGGCAATACTTGACCTGCGTTCATTTGTATTTGTAGCTTCTGAAATATCTTGGAAACTATTTGTGAAACAGTAGTTTTACCCTTCTTTTCCCAATCTGACCACCATTCATCTATAACAGGTTTCTTGGTATCATTAGGGTCTTTTTCAGGGTTTTTCCAATGGTCTAAACTATATTCTGAAAGTAATCCTAAAACACAAGTCACAGTCAAGGTTAAAATTTTACTCTCTGGATTATACGGGTTAGCATTTTTAATATATAATTTTGGTAAAATTCTAGGCTTAACAAAATCACCGTTATCATCCTCTACTAATATTTCAACAGGTGTTCCAAACATCCAACCCGTTCTATTTTTACGATTATCAACAGTTGAAGGGTTGCTATCAATATTGGCAATATCAATGGTTCCTGAAAAGGTACACAACCCTTCCATAGAAAACTCATCCCATGAACCTGATAGTGAGATGAAACCAGGATAAACAGAATTGTTTTTTTTAAATAAAGTTTTTCTTGATTTGGTTAAAGCTAAAGTCATAATTAATACAAAATAAATTCAAATTTAATATTATAATGTTATTATCAACTCACAATTAATCAACAATGCAATCACTCAAATCAAATTTAATTTTTAATCCACAAGGAAATGATGATGTAAACCATCGGTCAATATGGAAAGGTGAAACCACAAATTTAATGCAATTAAATGATGTGCGTTATTCCTGGGCTGTTAGTTTGTGGAAACAAATGAGAGAGAATTTTTGGACAAGTGAAAAATTTGATGTCACTCAAGACATTAACGATTATCAAAATTTAACACAGCATGAACAGAAAGGTTATGATGGGATACTATCATATTTGATATTTTTAGATTCAATTCAAACGGTCAATATACCACATCTAAAAAGTGTTATAACAGCACCAGAAATAAGTCTATGTATGTCAGAACAAACATCTCAAGAAGCTTTACATTCACAATCATATCAATATCTTTTGGAAAGTATTGTCCCAACTGAAAAACGCAATATAATTTATGATTTTTGGAGGACTGACACATTGCTTTTTGAACGTTGTGAGTTTATATCTTCAATGTATCAAAAATTTGTTGACACATCAACTGAAGAATCTTATTTTGAGGCGTTGATGGCTAATTTTATTTTAGAAGGATTATATTTTTACTCTGGCTTCTGTTTCTTTTATTCTCTTTCTTCTCGAATGTTAATGTCTGGTTCTGCTGATATTTTTCGTATGATTAACCGTTAATTTGTGGCGGCTTTTTACAGCAATGTAAATCGAAAACCCCTCTAATTTAGGGGACATCTCAACTGAGACAATCCTAAGCCAATTTAATAATTTATATTATTAAAAGGTTCAACGACTAGCTGAGAAGCGTAGGGTCAAGTGACTCGAAACGGGGGGCAACCTTATGGGTTGGTGATATAGTCTATTCTAATAGGTGACTATTAGCAGTTTTAAAAAACGGGCAAAGATTAACGAACTTTGTTGAATGTATAGGATGAATTATCTCACGTCCGGTTATACCAAAAAATCATACCTAAAGCTATGCAAACTTTTCCACATTCAATAGAGCGAATATATGAAATGTTTGATAAAGCTGTAAAATATGAAATCCTTTGGGTTAACCATATTGTCGGCAATGAAATACTAGGAATCACTGAACAAAGCACAGAACAATACATCAAATATTTAGCTAACATTCGATTAAAGTCAATTGGTTTACAACCGTTATATAATAAACCAATTTACTTTAAAAACTGTTATGCTCATCTTGAAAAAATGGCAGATACAGGAAAAGATGCTAATGTAAAAGCTAACTTTTTTGATAGTGGTGTTACCAGTTATGTGATGTCATCTGGGGTGAGTGGTTGGGAAGAATTTTAATTATTTGTGTTATAATGATAATATGGTTTTGTTATTAAAACCATTGAATCGAAACTATTGTGTCATTAATATCAATCCTTTTTATGGATTGTGAATTGAAATTTAGAGTTTAGTGAGCCTCCCACCAAAAAACCCCCTAACTTTTTAGTTTTTGGGGTTTTTTTCTCTACATTATAAATGGTTTTAATGCTTGCTGTGTATAGGTTATAGTGTTCAAAAAAAAATACTTATTTAATATAACGATTAAAAAGGTGTGTTTTTGACCAACACTTAACACCACAACACTTTCCCACACTCGGTAGGGGGAGTTTAAAAATCAACATTTAACATTTACCTTTATTTGCTGCAAGGTCATTCAGGACTTGCCTTGCATCACCAGTTGGGTCGTTGCTGACAATCACCAGATTTTCAACGTTTACATTAGTGCCACCTCCACTTTCTTCAGATTTAGATACAGGTTTAGGTTGTTTTTTACTACTATCAACCGCTTTCTGTGCTGATTGTAATTCCTCTTGTAATTTTTGTAATGGTGTTTTAATTTGTTGTGGAGTAAAACCATCAGCACCAGTTGTTTTCAGCTTCCCAGATGCTAAATCAGCCGTTATTTTTGCAGCTTCTTCCCTAGCAATTTTAGCTTGTTCATAACCACCAGCCGTTGCTTGTTTGGCTGTTAAACCTGATGCAATTCTTTCTTTTTCAGCTTCATTATTCCATTTATTAATATAATCGTCAATTGCCGCATTAGCTTTTTGCAATCGTGATTCTTCTGCTAATTTATTTATATCGTTTTCGATTTTTTTCATTTTTTCTAAATCAGAATTTTGATTTTGATTATTGACGTTTTGATTACCATCAGAAACATTGCCATTGATATAAACATTAGTAGCCGTAACTTTCATCGATTCAATTATTTCATCTTTAGCTTTTTTAGCTTTTGCATCTGTTGATGTTTTACCATAATCAGAAGTTGTCATACCCGATACAGGTTTACGGTTTCTGTCAGCTTCAGATAAATAAATTGGTTGAGCAGGTACACTATTATAAGTGACACCAGCATTTACACTAACACCAGCATTATAAGTGACACCACCTTTACCACCTTTCTCACTATTTTTTTGTTGCTGTTCTTTAGCTGCTCTAGCTTGGTCTAATATTCTTTGTTGTTGTAAATTTTCGTTAGCTGCGGTTTGGTCAATGTTTAATTTTTGTTTTTCTAATTCTTGAATTTTGGCGACATTCTCTTTATCAGCTTGTACTGATTGTTCCTGTTGCTGTCTCAATCCCAAAACTTTTTCTAATGCTGCCATTTCAGCACTACCAGCACCTCTAGCCTTAGCTTTTTCTATTTCAACTTGCGCTTCTAACGTTGCAATTTCAGCTAATGTTTCTTGACGCTTGATGTCAATATCTTGTTTTTGTTGAGCTATTTTTAATGTTTCACGTTCAATCTCTTGACGTTGTGCTAAAGATTTTAACTCTTGTTCATATAATTGTTGTTTAATTTGCTGCTTTTGAACTTCATTTTCTGATAGTTCAGCTAACTGCATTCTAAAATCTAATCGTTGTTTTTCAAGGTTAGAAACAGAATCATTTAATCCTGATTTTGCTGACTGTAAAGCTGATTGACGGTCAAGTTCAGCATTCTGTAAATCTAATTGTGAAGTTATAAATTCTAATTCAGCTTTTTCTTTTTCAAATGATTTAGTTATTTTTTGGATAGCCAAATCCTGTAATTCAAGTTGACGCTGTTGGTCAATTTGTTCTAATTTAGCTTGCTGTTGAATATCAAGATTTTCTTTTTGTAACCCGTTTAAATTATCTGTTAATATTTTTTGTTCAGTGATACCAGCTAAATGATGACCCTGTATGATTACAAATTGTTCTAAATTATGTAATTCATTTTCTGATAAACCTTCTAATTTACCTTTCTCTAAATTGAGTTGCGCTTGCAATAATCCAGATTTAGCTTGTAATAACTGACGGTCTAATTCTATATTGTTTTGTTTTTGACTTAACTCCAATGAAACTTTTTGTGATTCATTCTGTCTTAAAATTTCTTTACGCTGTTGTAAATAAATTTCAGCTTTTAATTGTTCAATTTTATTAAAGTCATTGCTCCTGTTAGCAAGCTCTAACTGAAAATCTAAACGTTGTTTATCTAATTCACCAGTTGACTGTAGTATTGTTTGCTGTGCATCATATAACTTAGTTTGATTTTCAATTTCTTTTGTAGTTTTTTGAATTTCTAACTCTTGAATTTCTAAATATCTTTGACGCTCAAGATTAGCTAATGCTGATTGCTGTTCAACACCAACTCTTTCAGTTTCATTTTGTTGTATAGCCTCAACATTGGTTAACTGTTCTTTAGATGATTTTAATTGTCTTTTAGCGATATCAATATCCTGTTTAGATGCTTTATTTAATTCTAATTTTCTTAAATTGGCTTGAGCATCTAATATATCATTTTCAGCTTGGATTCTTTGTTGTTTATGGCTTAACTCCAACGAATAACTTTGTGCTTTATTTTGTTCATTAAGAGCTTGTAATTGTAGCGAGTATGATGCAAATTTTAATACTTCTAACGCTTTTATATTATTAGATTTATTTGCAATTTCGATATTATAATCAACTTGAGATTTTAGAGCTTCACTCTGAGCTTTGTATACTTCACTATTAGAATTTGTTAACTGGATTTTTCTTTCCAGTTGTTTATTAATTATATCATTTTGATTTTTAGTAATTTCAACTTCTTTGGTTATTCTTTTTTCAGCCTCCTCTATTAATTGTAAATTTCTTGAACGTTTTGCATCTTTTTTCTGAGTCTCATTTTGAACAGTTAAATTATCTTTTTCTAATTTTTGAACTTCACCTAAATTTTTACGTTGTTCACTGACAAAATTTACCTGTTGCTTACGAATATCAACTGTTTGTTGTGCTACAGATATTTCTTCAGCCGTTGCTTTATTTGCAATTAACTGATTAACTTGACTTTCAGCTTCTAACAATGCAATTTTAGCTTGCATATCAGAACGCTGCATTTCTAACCTTTGTTGAGCTTGGGTTAGTTCTAAAGATTTAGTTTGTAAATCTTGTTTGGCAGTCAGAGAAGTTAATTGGTTTTGATATATCTCAGCATTAATTTTTTCTTGTTTAGAAATATCACCAGATTTTTCAAATAATTGTTTTTGATATTCTAATTGTTTATTTAATTCATCAGACTTACCAGTTGAAACCTGTTCTTTCAAATTAGTTTGTTGAACTTCAAAACCTTTACGTTCAACATAAAAACCTTTATCAGCTTGTTCAGCTTCAGATTGAACTTTTGACTGTTCTAATGTACGTTGGATATTCTCAACTTCTTTAGCTCTTAAAGCCTGTTCCTCACCTAATTTAGCCTGTAATATAGCTAAACTATTTTGTGCGCCTTGAACTGTTAACTCTCTAACTTTGGTTTCATAATCTTTGGCACTGATTAATTTATCTTCATGTAATTTTCTTATTCCTGCTAACTCTTGCTGTCTTAAAACTTCTTTTTGTTGTGCTGATTTTAATTGATTATCAGCATCAATCAAACCAATATCGGCTTGACTTGACCCACCCATTATTTGTCTTCTGACTGACACTGATTGGGCGTTAGCATCTGATATATCAACTTTAGCTCTACTAATAGCAATCTCTCTATCAAGGTTTTCCTGTGCTACTCTAAAACGCTCTCTTTCTTGTTGTAAAAGTTGTTCTTGTAGTGTTGACTGTAAATCTAATGTGGTATTTTCACTCTCTCTGAGTTTTATTAACGCTTCTAAGGTTGATTTTCTGGCAATATCTTTTTCATCAGTTTTTTCTAACTCTGACTGTAATTTTTGTAAAGGATATTTTTCAGTATCAGAATATTTTTTATAATTTTCTCCAACTTCACCACCAGAAGCCTTGAGCGTTCCGGTTAAACTATCAGCCATATCTTTAGATGCTTTCAGTTTTGCTTGTGTTGCAAAAACATCTGCTCTCACTTGTTCTAAAGAGGCATTATTTTCAGCTTTAACATCAGTAGTTAAATTTTCTTTTAAGTTTTTGTTTATTGATTTTTTTATTTTAATTAATGCTTTATCTGTATCATAAGAAACTTTTTCAAACTTAGCACCTATTTTTGATATATTAGTCAAAAATTGAGTCAATAAATCTGAACTACCCATTTGTTCAGACAACTCATCTAATTTTTCTTTATATTCTTCTAATTTAGCTATTTGTTCAGTTAATACTTTTTTTGGTTCATCTGAAACAGTGCCAGCTAAATCATCTTTTAATGTGGCAATAGTTGATGAAACACTTTCAGCAGTGCTATCAATATTAGCTAAACCTAAACTGTTATCACCAACTTTAAATAATTCAACATTACTCTCTAGCTGTAATACCTCTATTTGTTTTTTGATATCTTCAAGGTTTTTACCCTCAGCAGATTTAGCTTGTACCGTCAACTTACCTATAGCATCAGTTTTTTCTTTAGATTTAGCTATAATTAAATCTGAAGATGATAATATATTTTCTACATTAGTTGATAATGTTTTAAGTTCACCTGTACTAGCAGACTCTTTTACAGTTTTAGCGGTTCTTTTTTCTTTGATATCTTTACTTTTGGCAGTCCAATCTTCCATCCCTCTACTAAGGTTTTTAAAACCTGACACTTTATCAAATAAAGTGTCATTTTTTTTATCTTCTTCTTGTTTTTTTCTTGCTAATTTAAAATTAGTAACATTTTCAGTTTTTGGTTTTTCTTTTTCACCTTTAGTTTCTATTTCACCTCTCAATTTAGCCAGTTTTTCTCTTAATTCATCAGCTTTTTTACCTGCTTCGTCAAAATTTTTGGATAGATTTTTATTTATTACATCACCTTTAGTTTTAGACATAAAGGTGTCAAAAGCAAAATATAAAACTTCAACAGCTTTTGATAAAGCATAAAATATCAAAATTTGTGGAGCCATCGCCACCAATTTAGGTATAAAAAATTTCCATATAACATTTCCAATTGTTAAAATCCTTGCCATTATAGCTTTGAGAGTAAATTCATTTTTTACTAAAGTTACTGTCAAAGTCCAAACTGTTTTTATATAATCTTTAAAAGCAACACCAACTGTAATAACTAAAATCCTACTCAATAAACCAGCATATTTAGCAACAGAATCCATTGCTTTTGCTACAACATCTAATCCAACAGCAACCATTGGTAATAACGGTTTTCCTGCATTAACTTTTAATGCAGTTAAACTGTTATTAAACCTTGTCATTGAAGCTGTAATGTTTTTTGTAGAATCCTCAGCACCACCAGCAGTTTCAAGAGATAATTGTTTTGCAAACTTAGGTAGAAAATCTGTTGCAGCTAATTTACCACTATTTACTAAATCATTAAAACCTTGTTCGGTCATACCCATCGACCGTGCCGCAATCTGCATCGCTCCAGGGATTTTTTCTGAGAGTTGCCCTCTCAGTTCTTCCATGCTCACGGTTCCCTTAGATGCAATTTGTGACATTGATAAAATTGAACCCTGAACCTCATCACCAGTTAAACTAAAAGCTGCGCCCGCTTGTGATATACCAGAAAAAATAGCTTTTGTTGCATCACCTTCAAGAACAGTCCCTCTAGTTGTTGCTGCAAGTTTGTTCCAACCCGTTATAGCAGATTCAGTATCAATTGATAGTCTTGAAACTTCAGAACTCAAAAAATCAAATGTTTTAGCTGCATTTTCATTACTACCTGCTATAAAATTAGTTACTGTTTCTAATTTTTGAAATCTTGCTGCCGTTTCTATGCAGATTTTACCAACACTTAAAAGTGCTTTTCCAAAAAATTCAAATATTCTATAAGAAATTCCGGCACTAAATAAAGCCTCAAGATTATCAGTAAATGGTTTTAACGCAGGTATAGCTTGACCAATATTTTTAACTAATTTAGGTAGAAAATCAACCAATTGACCGATTTGACTATTTCTCAAATTAAAACGTCTTACTGTAAAATCTAAAGATGGTTTTAATTCTTCAAATTTATCTTTTAAATTTTTAATATGTCTAGCAAAAAATCCTAAACCTTTACCAGAATCTTGTGCTTTTAAACCAAGAAAACTTGTAATACTAGCAACGGTTTTAGCTTGGCCTAAATAATTTTTTATTGCATGACCATCTCCACTGTCAGGAGCTACAACACCTCTAGTTTGTTTAACATTTCTACCCTTTCTTAATTTGGCTAAGGGGTCAAACTTAGCCATGTAACTACGAAAACCTTTAGATTGCTCACCGTTATTTCTTTGGTCTTCTAAATACCCAACTTGAGGTGTACCAATTCCTACGGCTTTTGATTCAACACCCATATTACTCAAAACTCTTTGAGCTTGTTGGGCAACAAAACCACCACCCGAATAACCAATAGCATTAACAGGTTGACCATATTTTCTTGAATGTGCCAACATTTGTGCAGCTAATTCTGTTGTATCAGGGTTAGCACCTTCAACAACATTAGTTCTTAATACCTTTCTTTTTACAACTTCTTTTACCCATGAAATAGGGTCATGTGTTATTGGTGCGGTAGTATCAGAACCAGTATTTTCTACAGGTACAACATGACTACCTTGAAATTTTTCTTGAACTTGGTCAGCTAATCTATGACTAGATTTACCTTTTTCACCTGCAAAACCACCAATTGCAAATAAAGTGTTATCTTTACCATCTGGTAAAGCATCGGGTAAAGTTGCGATAATTTCTTGCGCTCTTTTTTCAACATCTACTGCTAAATCAGCAAGAATCCTATCTTGTCTTTCATTAATTTTTTTAGCAGGGACTTCATATAAATTTTTTAAAGATTTTTTAATTTTAGCAAAGGCTGATTTTTTCTTTGCAGCTTTATCCTCTAATCTTTTTTCTTTTTTTGCTGCACGATATTCACCAATATTTTCAACTAAACCTTTAGCTTCCTCAGCAAAGTTTTGAGGTGCAAAAACTTCAGCAACAGCAGGTTTTACATTTTGTTCCCAGTCTTCACTTGCAGCTTTAACTTGTTCCGATAATTCAAGAACTTTACCAGATACATCACTAGCTGTTACTGTTATAGGTTTAATTTTAGGTTGTTTATAAGGTAATCCTGTAGATGCAGCTTGTTTTCTAGCTTCTTTTTCAGCTAACTCTCTTTCAAATATAGCAGCTTCTTTTTTTTGTCTAAATCTTTCTTTTCTATCCTCTCTTTTACCAGGGGTTTTTACAAATACTTTTGCACTCGCAGCTTGAATATTTTCAGCAGCTTCTAAATAATCAGAAGCAACACCAGGTTTTACATTTAATCTGGCTTCTGATAGTTTTCTTCTAATATTTGGTCTTTTTTTAGCTATTTTTTTTATAGCTTCAAGATTTTCAGTTATATCAGTTATTTTTGCTTCAACTTCTGCCGTGACATCACTAATAGCTTTTTTAGCTTTACTTGCAACACTACCAACCGAATATAAATATAATGGTAGTTGTGGTGTTACTGGTTTAGCTGTAGGTAATAATGTACCGGACTTAATAGGTAATGTTGGTTCATCAAAATTTAATTCAACATTATTTAAAAACTCTGATAAATCATCTATTTCGGAAGTTATATCATCAGAATTTAACTCGACACTATTTAAGAATACAGACAAGTCATCTATTTCAGAAGTTATATCTTCAAAGTTTAAATCGTATGTAAACTCAGGAACATTTGGTCGCTCTATTTTAACAAATTCACCATTAGATTTAAAAATGTTTGTTATATTTTTAAAAATATTAGCTGTCGTTTTTCTTAAAGCGTTTGTAACTTTTTTATCTTCTTTTGATATATCATCAACTATTTTACCAGTAAACAATGACTGTATACTATATGCTTGTACTTCTTTTTTTTTCTGATTATCAAATAATCCCTGTTTAAAATCATCTATTTCTTTTTGCGATATACCAGAAGATAAAGCTTCTTGGATACCACTAATCATTTCTGGATTATTGTTTAATTCATTAACAAAAGAATCAGTGGATTTGTTTGCACCACTCTCTATTTGTGAAAGAATTTTAGGGTTTTTAATTTCTGGTATTATCAGGTCATCTGTAACATCTATACCATATTTTTCCGTCAAATCTTTTAAGTTTTTTTGAAATGAGTGTGTTAATTCGTGTACTAAAATTTCAACAGTATTATATGCAACACCTCTCCCATATTTTTCAATAGTTTTAGCAACACCTTCATTTAAAACATTAATATCTTTAGCTGTAAGAAAAATAGTATTTAATTCAGCTATATATTCACCCATTTTATCACTAGCACTATTGGAAAGTTTATCAATTTTTGGTAATTTAAAAAGTTCAATATCTAATTTTAAATTTTCAGCCAGTTTTTTAATTATTTTATTATATTCTTCTATACCTTTTTTATTTAATAATAAATTATCTAAATCTTTTTTATATGATTTTTTAGATTTACCTAAAACACTACCAACTGAATATAAAGGTAATGGTGGTGTTACTGGTTTAGCTGGAATAACAGATTTTCCATCACTTCTTAAATTTGAAATTATAACACCAGTTAAAGATTTTTGAACTGTATATGCTTCAACCTCTTTTCTTTTAACTGTTTTAAAAGCATCAGGATTTTCATTTTTTAATCTTTCAACAGTGTAATCAGGAACATTTTCTTTTATGACTCTTTCAGCAGTTGCATTAACAGATTTTTCCGATAATCTTTCTATATAATCAATGATATTTTTATCATCAACTTTAGGCAATTCAATATGAGTAGGATTATCAACATCACCTTTATTAATTTTTTCAGGAAATTTAGTTTTTTCTAAAAATCCTTGAATTGCATGAGTTAATTCATGCAATACTGTTTCTAAATCATTAGTGACATCACTTAAACCTCTTGTATCAATAGCATTTTCTATACCACTATTTAATAGTTCAATAACATTTTCATAACTATCGTTTAATGTTAGTGTGTTGGTGCTTTTTGTGTACTGTGCGCCAATTTTATCACCATCAGATAATGATTGATTTCCTTTATATTTTTCAATTTGAGGTAATTTAATACCTTCAATATCAATTTTTAATAATTTTCCTAACTCTTTAAATAATTTTTTATAAGATTTTACACCTTCATCATTTAATGATTTAAAAGGTGGTAATTTTACAATAGGTTTATTAGATATCCCTAAATGTCCAGATATACTAGACATTGCATCAGCATCTTCTAAATAATTTTTAATTCCATGCCCACTTTCACCAGGTTGAAGTGTTGGTGCGCCTTGAGTAACAACATTAGCTTTATTTAACCCCATCATCATCTTACCTATGGGGTCATTTTTGGCTATATATGCTTGGTAATTAGGATTAGCTTTTCCTTGGTCAAGATATCCGGTTGCTGGTGTGGCGATACCAACTCCTTTCATACTCATGCCCATTTGTTCTAACAGGTCAATACTTTGTTGAACAATAAAACCACCACCAGAAAAACCAGCACCAGCTACAGGGACGTTGTATTTTTTAGCATACGCTTTAGCTTGCGCCGCAAATTCTTTGGTGTCAGGTATAACAGCATCAACAAAGTTTGTTTTAATAACTTTACTAAATACTATTTCAGACAACCAACCTATTAAATTTTTCTCTGCAACATTTATAACGTCAAAATATTTATTAGCAACAGGTACAACTAAACTTTCTTGGAATTTTTCTTGTATATTATTTGCTATTCTTACACTTGAACCACCACCTTCACCAGCAAAACCACCAATAGCTAGAATGACACTACCTTTAGTAATAGAGTCAGGTAAACCTTTTTTAATTTCTTCTGAACGCTTATATATATCTTGTTCTAATTGTTTATATATAGCTTTACGTTTTTTGTTTATATAATTACTAGGTAAGTTATATAAATCAGATAAATATTTTTTAATTCTTGATTGAAAACCTTTAGAATCTTTTGCTGGTATATTACCAACATTCAAATCATTATTTTTTACTATAGATTTTGAAAAATCCAATGATGGTATTTGTCTAGGATTTTTTAATTTGGATTTTGAAAAATCAAGACCTGGAACTTTTACAGGGGTTACTCCTAATTTTTTAGCTTTTTCATCATAATCGGATAAAATTTTAGCTCTTTTTTCTTTATATTTAACCTTTCTTTCTGCTAATTCTTTTTCAGATTTTTCTTCGTTTTCAATGAAATCAATAAATCTAACATTCATATTAGATTTATTGATTTCATTTTTAATAGGTTCACCTATAAACCTTGCGTTCATATTAGAAGTTTGAACTTTAGGTTCAGGTTTTTTACCACCACTGACACTACCCATTGAATATAAAGGTAATGAAGGTGGTTTTGTCGATTTTATTTCAGCTTTTTGTTTTTGTTTATTAAACTTTTCTTGCAGCTTCTCTCTTTTTTTATCATACTTATCAATTATTTTTTGTTGTTCTTTTGATATTTCAGGAATAGAAACATTATTTTTATCATCTTTATTAACAGAAAAATCAGATAATAAATCAGGTAATTGTATTAAATTTTTAACAATATCTTGAGTGAGTATAGCACCCGCAGCATAAGCTTCTCGCTCTATTTGTAAAACCTCTTGATGAATTTCTTCTATCACTTCAACAAGTGAAGGTTTTAACTTTCTAAGTTCTTCTATAGATTTAACACCATGTTTGACTACTTCTTTATTAAGACCTTCTAAAACGTATTGACTAGATAATTTTGCACCTTTTTCTATAAAACCTTTATCAAATTCAGTTTTAGCTTTAGGTATTTTTAATTTACCACCACCTGAATCTGGTGACGGTAAACCATTTTTATAATCAAATGTACCTCTATCATTTTCAGGAATTTGAACTATCGACTGAAGTGCATGAGTTAATTCATGTACAAGAATTTCTAATCCATTACTTAAACTTTGAATACCATCAGGTTTTTCTGACTCATTTTTAAAATCACTATTAAGAAAATCTATAATATTTTTATTACTAGCATCTTTATATTCAGTATTTAACCCAACTGTGTAATTAGTTGAATCAAAACTACCAAGACTATCTTGACCATCTTTAAAAGTTTCAATTTTGGGAGGTTCTACATTTTTAACATTAACCCCTACTGTTTTAGCTAAAACAGCAAATATTTTTCTATAATTTTCTAAACCTTTTTCTGTTAATATCCCTTCATTTTTTATCAATGACTGACTTGCATCCACTTTAGAGCTTTTATTTTTACCAAATATGCCCCCAAAAGAATATAGTGGTAGATTTGGTGATGAAATATCAGGAGTTTCAACAGGTTTAATTATTTCATTTTTTTGAAAACCTTTAAGAATGTCATTTGTTTGAAATTGAGAAGTATATGCCTCTCTCTCTATTTTTTGAACATCTTGATAGTTTTTAGGTAATGTTTCATCGATATATTTTGAACCTTCAGGATGATTTTTTCTAATTTCCTCCTCTGTTTTACCATATTTACCACTTTTAATAAGTCTGTTAATTACCTCTTGTGGGTGTCTCCCTTCACTAGAAAGCAATGCGCTTTTTTCTATATATTCTAAATCATCGACATCTTTAATTTGAGGAAGTTTTAACTGTCCCCAACCAGCTTTAGGGTCAGGTATTTTACTATAATCTATTACACTTTTATCTTCAGGTTTAATTTGTACAAGTGACTGTAAAGCATGAGTTAATTCATGTACAAGGCTGGATATACCACTATCCGCCATATATTCAATTTCACCAGGTATTTTTGATTCATCGCCTATGTTTTCATTATTAAGAATGTCTCTAACATCAGGATAAGCCGTTTGATTGAGTGTTATTCTATATTTTTTTGGATTATATTCACCACCTAATGAAGCATCAAGACTAGGAAAACTAAGCTCAGGAGGTTTTATGCCAGCTACATCAACATTAACTAATTTAGCTAAATCTTCAAATATTTTTTTATAATTTTCTTCACCTATTTTTGTTAAAGTGTTATCTTTATCTGCTCTTTCTGTATCTTTTATTTTTTCTTCTAAAGCCTTTATTTCAGCTTTTAATTCTTCTATTTCTTTTGCATCCTCTACTTTATCTAATTCTTTTATTTCAGCTTTTAATTCTTCTATTTCACTTTTTTTCTCAGCTTTATCTAAAGCCTTTAGTTCAGCTTTTAATTTTTCTTCTTCGGATTTTTTATCAAATGGGTTTTTAAATATATTTCCAAGACCAAAACCATATTGAGGTAAATTTGGTGTTTGTATTCCTAATTTTTCTGCTTTTTTCTGATATTTTTCTACAATTTTAGCTCTACGTTCTTCAGCTTTAGCTTTTCTATCAGCTTGTTTTTCTGCTAATTTATCAGCTTTTCTTTGCTCTTTTTCAGAAAGTGTAGAGACAGAAACAACAGGTGTTTTAACAACAGGTGCTACAACAGGAGGTGTGGAGATAGGTTTAACAACGGGTGTTTCAACGGGTTTGATAATAGGTTCAACAACAGGTTTTTGAAAACCTTTGATGATGTCTCCAGTTGAGCCATACCCCATTGTGTATGCCTCTCTCTCCATTTGTTTAGTATTTTCAAAATCTTTAGGAAATACCTCATCAAAATATTTTTCAAAACCAGGATGATTTTTTCTAATTTCCTCCTCTGAACCACCAACCGTACCCATTCCAATAATCTTAGCTATTCTTTTTTGTGGGTGCATTCCTGCACTAGATAGCAATAATTGTTCTTCTATACTCGCTGCTAAATCAGCATTTTCAACTAATGGCGTTTTTAATATTCCTGCCCCATCTCTAGGCGCGGGTACTTTAAAATCTTTACTACCGACTTTTGATTTATCGCCATCTATAACTTGAACAAGTGATTGTAAAGCGTGAGTCAATTCATGTACAATAACTTCAAAACCACCTTCCTCTAATGCCTTAATACCACCAGGCTGTTGAGAAAGTGTACTAATGTCACTATTCAAATAATCTTGAGCTTTAGGAAAATATTTACTATTTACTTCTATAGAGTATGTCTTTTCATCATATTCACCAGCTTTAGTATATCCAGATGAACTATTAGCCATCGTAGCAGGAAAACTAATTTTAGGAGGTTGTAAATCAGATACATCAACACCAACTAATTTAGCTAAATCATCAAATATTTTTCTATAATTTTCTAACCCTCTTTCTGTTAAACCATTTACTATTTTTGATTGATGTATTTGTTGTTTATTAGATTTTAAATCAGCTTTTAATTTTTCTTTTTGTGCTTTTATTTCAGCTTTAATTCTATCTTTTTCTGATTGTGCATCAGCTTTTCTTTGTTCTTTTTCAGAAGGTGTAGATGTTGATATTTTTGGTGTAGAAACCTGTACAGTAGGTGATTGTACAATTGGTGATTTAGATTTTAATTTTTCAGTTTTTAATCTTACTCTCTCTTCTCTTTTAGCATATTTTTCTGCTAATTTTTCAGTTTTTAATCTTTCTTTTTCAGCTTCTTTTTGTTCTTTTTTAGAAATCGCAGGAATAGGTTTTTCAATACCAAAAGAATGTAATGGTAAATCAGATTGTTGAGAATCATCTTTCTCACCACCTAAATCCCCTCTAGCCGGATGTACAGGTAAATCATCTTTAGATTTATTACCTTTTTTATTTGCTCTACTTTTTACACTCTTAATAACCTCTTGTGAATATACAGCCTCAGCTTTATATGCTTCAATTTCACGTCTTCTAACTTCTTTTATTAAAACTGCATATTGTTTATTTATTTGTGCGTAACTTGCTCCAGGGTTTGCATTTTTTAATGATTCAATAAATCCTTGTGTTGACATTTCAACCATATCATCAATAATCTTTGCTAAATCTTCACCAGGATTAGGAATATCAAATGCCTGCACATTGATAACCGGTTGACCTTTGAAAATATCATCTATTGATATTTTAGAAACACCAGCTTGAAAAGCATGGGTTAATTCATGTATCAATATTGATAATGATTCATTGACCGTATCTTCACCTAACTTATCTATTGACTCACCAATACCAGCGTTCAATATATCTAATAATTCAGGAGCAACACTAACAGCATTAAGCGTTTCTTCATAAGAAGCTTTGACACCATCAACAGCAAAATCAGTTTTTACATTTATATTAGGTATTGTTATTTTCTCAATATCAACACCTAATTTTTTACCTAACTCTTTAAATATTGCTTTATAATCTTTAATCGCTCTAGCATTTAACCCGTTGATAACAGGTTGCATAGTCTCTTTTGGTGTTGCTGTAGCACTAGATTCTTTAGCTTTTGGAGGTCTAGCATTAGAAGCTCTAGTTTTCTTGGGTTTTGGTTCTTCTTCTTCAGTTTCTAATTCATCACCTGATTTATATGTATCAGGTTTTGGTATTCTACTAGATAGAGGGCCGTTTACTATAACATCATTTTTAAGTTCAAGATTAGATTTTATCTCAGCAATAACACCACTTTCATCTGATGTTAAATCAAAAGTTTTTGTTATTTTATCAATTACAGCAATAAATTCATTGATATCTTTTGTAATATCTTTAGCTACACCTTTACCTAAAATAGAATATTGAATCGCTTTAGCGTCTAATTCTGATGCCAAATCCTGTATTTTATTAAAATTGACTTGTTCTATTTTTGGCTTTTCAATATCACCTGTTGATTGTATTGGTGTCACTACAGGTTCAACAACAGGGGCAACTATTGGTTTAGGTGTAGAAATTGTAGCGGGTTTGACTTCTACAACGGGAGTTGATGGTTTAACAGTAGCAACTTTTGGTTTTTTAGCTACAACTTTAGCTTTTGGTTCAGGTGCAATTACGGGTGTGACAACTTGTGGTAAAGCTGAAATATTAGCAATATATTTTTGTTTTTCTTTTAACTGTACTATTAAACCACCCAGAGCTTTACCAGTAACACCATCATATTTATATATTTTAAGTATTTCATCAATACCTTTTATATAATTATCAATATCTTCATTTATTTTATCTACAGATTCATCTCTATTAACACTGTAATTTTTAATCCTAACATTTAAGTTTTTATTTGCTTCTTTTAAATGTTTTATGATATCATCTTCACTATTAAGCATTGGTCTGATATCAGCAGCACCAGTCTTTTTAGATGAACGTTTAACAGAGTCACCTAATTGTTTAGCAACAATTTGTATATCAGGAAAAGATGCACTCTGAGCTATCAATTCTGATAACGGTTCAAGATTTCTTTGCTGACCACTAACTTTAACACCTAAAGATTTAGCAATTTGAAATAAACCTTTGGCTGTAAATTCCTCTCTTAATTTTTTAGCTATTTCAGCTAATTGGTTTTTGGGTAAATTTACAGGTTTAAGAACAGTCAAAGCGGGTTTTGTTACTGGTGTAACAATAGGACTGCTAACAGAAGTCTGTATTTGTGTTGCAACAGGTGTTACTTTAGGTGTTGCTACATTTTTAACAACAGGTTTAGAAGGTGTTGTTAACTCAGGTTTTTTTGTTAAATCTATTTTGGTAACAGGTTTTGTTGCTGGTGTTGAAACTTTAACCTCTGGTACAATAGGAGTTTTAACATCTGGTATTTTTTTTACAGGTGCAGGTTTTGGAGTTGGCTCAGGTGTTGATATAACAGGTTTAGGAACACTAACCTGTTCAGGTGTTTGTATTTCTAATTCATCTGCTCCAAATAATATTTTATTTTGCTGTTTTAATATACTAATTATTGGATTAATTTTTTCAGCTATTATCGGTATGTTTCCATATACTTTATTTATTTCATCAAGATATGCAACAAAAAAATCAATATCATTTTTTATGTTTTCAGCAATACCTACACGACGTTTTGCATATAATAATATTCTTTTATTTAATTTTTTATATGTTGGTTCTAAACTTGCAATAAAAGAGTTGATTTCATCATCAGTATTAAGTTCCTCTATTTTGGGTATTGTTGGTTGTTTTTGCGATTGATGCTCAGGTAAAGGAACAGTCGATGATGTAACTGAAGGTGCTTGAATATTAACCTCTGGTTTAGCAGAAGTTCTAATATTAGGTCTTCTTTGGATAGGTGCTATTGTTGTTACAGGTTTAGGTGTTTGAACAACAGGCACAGTAGGTTTAGCAGAAACCTTAACAACAGGAGTAAAAGGTTTACCACTAATTTCAGCAAGTTTTTGTTTTTTAGCGATTAACTGACGTTTATAACCACCTAAAGCTTTACCAGTTTCAGGTTTATATTCATAACTTTTTATTATTTCATCAATATTGTTTATATAGTTATCAATATCATCATTGATGTTTTGAACATTACCGTTACGAGTTTCTTCATATAGCTGTATTCTTTGATTTAAACTGATAGTAAAATCTTTATATAATCTTATGGTGTTTTCTTCATTAACTAAAACCTTTTTAACACCTTCTGATTGTTTTTGGATTCTTTTTACACTTTCACCTAAAGTATTTGCATAACTTTCAATATCAGGGAGATTTTCATACTTAGCTAAGTTTTTAGCTACTTCATCAAAACCTCTATTTTTAGCACCAACAGGTACACCCATACCTCTTGATATTTGTTCTAAACCTTTAGCGTTATATTTTTCTTTTAATGTTTTAGCATCAGCCTCTATTTCAGCAGCAGTTTTATTTAAAGGTTTACGATAAGATTTACCACCAGAAGATTTTTCTGGACTATTAACTAAACCCAATTTTTCAAGTATATTTTGAGCATTAAAATTAAATGTTACTGTGGCTTTAGAGCGTCCACCTAAAGGTATAGAAACAGGTACTTTTAATTTTAAGTTAGCTTTTGGTAAATTTAAACCACGTCTCCCCGCCGGAGCAGTTTGGGGTTCAGGTTTATTTCTTAATTTGGGTAAGGGTATTTGTACGGGTGCTTGTGGTGTTGTTGGCGTTGTTGGTTTATTCTTTAATACAGGCTTGGGTTTTCTTGTTTTTAATATAGGTTTAGGTTTTTCAACTTTAGCTACAGGTTTTTCAGGTATCTCTACATTATCAAGAGAGAAAATATCAACATTTTTAACAAGAGAATTTTTTAATTCTTCATTTGTCTCGTTTAAATTTTTAATAATAGGTTCAAACTTTTCACCTATTGCTGGTATATGACTATATATTTCACTAATTTCACCAAGATATTTAGTAAATTTATCAATATCATTTTTTATTTTTTTGATGTCGCCACTACCATTTTTTTGATATTCCTCTATTTGTGCATATAATTTATCTTTTGAAGCACCAATATTTTGAATCTGTTTTACAAGTTCAGCGCCAGATTTAGGTTTTTTACCAAGATTAAAGTTTTCAGTGATACTAGCAACAACTTCAGCATCACCCATATAATTTTTAATATTATGTCCTGCAAACCCTTCTTTAAAAGAACCAGGTTTATACTGAGGTTTTGGTACACCTTGGGATTGAATAAAATCCTCTCCGGGTTTACCCATGATGGGCTTAAACATTTTTACAATGCCATCATTTTTTGCCAAATATGACTTGACATTTTTATTTTGTCTTCCTTGTCGTCTTTTTAAATAACCCGTTTGTGGTGTTGCTACTGTTGCACCTTTAGTGCCACCCTGTTCTTTTTGGACTCCCATCTTGTCCAAAATATCAATACTTTGTTCTACAGTAAAACCGCCAGAAGAAAAACCTATGGCACTAACAGGTACATTATATTTTTCGGCATAAGCTTTTACTGTTGCTGCAAATTCTTTTGTGTCAGGGATAGTACCTTCAACAATGTTTGTTCTTAATATTTTCTTACTTACAACTTCCCACAACCATTTAGGTGCATTTTCAGTAAAAGCTATTGATGTGTCAAACATTGCGTTAGCAACAGGAACAACATAACTATCCTGAAATGTTTTTTGTATTTCTTCAGCTACAGTTTCACTTTCTTTACCGCCACTACCAGAGAATCCACCAATAGCAACAATAACATTATCTTTACCTAAAATATCAGGTAAATCTTTTTTGATTTCCTCTGCGCGATTAGTGATATCTACTTCTAATTGTTGAAGTATTAAATCGCGTCTTTTATTGATATTTGCACCAACAACATTAGATAAGTTGGTTAAATCTCTTTTTACTTTAACAACAGCTTTTCTATTATCTGGTCTATTTTTTTTAGTTGGTAATTTAAACTCTTTAACAGAAGTTACTAATGATGCAGTATCATCTTTGAAAGTATCAGGGTCAAATACTTCTGCTATTGCAGGTTTAACGTTTTGTTTAAAATCATTTTTCTTTTCTTTTTTTTCAGATTTTTTATATGCTCTACGTTGTTTTACAGAAGGTTTTTTTATACTTTCTTTTTTAGTATTTAATTCTTTTATTTTAGGTTCTAATCTTTCAGCTATTAATGGTATATGACTGTAAGCTTTACTTATTCCGTCTATATAATCGACAAATACTTCAATATCATTTTGTATATCAAGAACACTACCTTTTCCCGATTTTTCATATAGATTTATTTTTTGATATAATTCTTTATATGTAGAATTTATACCAACTATAACCTCTCTAAGTTCACTACCTGTTTTTATATCAAGTTTTTCAGACTTAAGTTTTTCTATTACAGGTGCTAATTTTTCACCTATTAATGGTATATCAGCATAAGCCCTAGAAATAGTTTTAATATATTCAACAAAATCATCAACATCTTTTTGTAAATCGGTGATACTACCTTCACCAACTTTTTTATATAAAACTATTTTTTTATTTAGATTATTATAGGAAACGTTTATACTTTCAAGTAGTTTTTTTAAGTCGTCATTGGTCTTAACTTTAGGCGGTGCTTTTTTGACTCTGTTTGCAATATCAAAAGTTTTTCTAATATCCTCCATTACTGGTGCATCTTCAAAATAATTTCCTATTGAATGTGCTTTTTTAACGTCTGTTTCAGCACCTTCACTCTCTACAATATTTTTAGCACCTTTTCTCAATGGCCCCATAACTTTACCTATGGGGTCTTTTTTAGACATATAGGATTTAAAACCTAAATTCTTTTTATGTTTTTGCAAATATCCAGTTTGCGGAGTTCCTATTGCTACAGTAGGAACTTTAACACCAACTTTATCTAATACTTCCTGTCCCTGTTGAGCGACAAAACCGCCACCAGAATATCCAACAGTGCTAATAGGAACATTATATTTTTCTGCGTATGCTTTAGCCTGGGCAACATATTCCGCAGTTGTGGGGATAGAACCGTCAACTAATGTAGTTTTTAATATTTTTTTAAATAATACTTCATATATAGCTTTTGGTACGTTTTCAGCTATTGGTTGTGATATGTCATATAAATGATTACTAATAGGTACAACATAACTTTCTTGAAAACGTTGTTCAATTTCTCTAGCTAACTTTTCCCCACCTTTACCTTGATTTCCACTAAAACCACCAATAGCAAAAATGACGTTATCTTTACCTAATTCATCAGGTAATCCTTTTTTTATTTCTTCAGCACGTTTTTCAATTTCTTCAGTTAATTGTTGTAAAATTCTTTCTGTTCGTTTGTTTATATTTTTTGCAGGGACATCATATAAACCAACTAAAGACTTTTTTATTCTTGCAACAGCCCTAGCATTAGATTTTTTATTTTGTCTTATAGGTAATCTGAGAGTCTTAACGGCTCTACCTAATTCCTGAGCATCAGGTTTAAATGTTTCAGGATTAAAAACCTCTTTGACGGCGGGGATTACTTGCTCTTTAACATATTTTACTTTAGCTGCACGTCTTTTTCTACCATTTCTGATTTTAGCCCCCGCATTATGTACAGCAGTACCACTTTCTTCATCTTCTTCACCCTCAACAGGTTCACTCCCATATACTCTATTTCTAACTTTGGTTACAAATTTGCTTGTTTTTTGTGCAATTTTTTCAAACTGTACCGCAATATCATCAAGTTTTTTATTTAATTTTTCATCTAAATCAAACCTTTCTATTATTTTATCGGCAAGAGCATTACCAAATCTTTCACCAAAACCAGAAAATACAGCACCAGCAAAAGACATTGTTAAATCACCAACAAATTTACCAATACCTTTTAAAGCATTAGTAAAAATATTACCAGCACTTTTTTTCTGCAATTGATATAATTCGTTTGTATTTCTAACAACTAATTCTAAACTTTTTTCTATTCGTAAATTTACATTTAATATGTTATTTAATATTGATTTATTACTATCTTTAGTTTTAGAACTACCGGAAGATAATCCAACCCGTGTTTCAACAGTAGGAGGAGGTGCAGATTGTCTATAATTAGAACTTACATTTTGAGTTACTGTTTTGGTTTTTATCGTGAAAGTTTCTTTTTCTAATTGTGTTCTTATTTTTTTTATCGCATTTCTTGATAAAACAGGCGTAACCGTTATTTCATTGGGAACACTTCTGTAATCAACTTTTTTTATTCTTAAAACAACATCTTTATTTATTGGTTTATTACCAGCTTTTTCTAATGCTTTTAATTTTCTTTCAGCATCAGAAGTATCAATATTTAACTTTGTATTTATTCTTATTTCTTTTTTTAAATCTTTTTCTATTTTTCTTTTTTCTTTATCTTCAATTTTTTCAGCTTTTATTTTTAATTTAGCTTCAATTTTTAAATCTTTTGATAATTTTCTTTTTATAGAAGATAATTCTCTCTCATAACTTTTTTCAGAAAAAGATACAGGTACAGTGACACCTTTTTTATAATCCGATAAATCAATATCAGGTTTTAAATTTATATTTTTAAGTTTTTTTAACTGGTCATCTAAATCGTTAGTGTTAAGCCTTACATTTATTTCTACTGTTCCTAATGATGTCATATCTTTAATCCTCTATTTTTTTATCTTTTTTGTCATCTACATCATCGACACTATCAACAATATATTTATTTAATAAATAAACAGGAAACAATAAGACATTAAAGAAAAAAATCATGCAATTGATTTTCCATTCAGCTACACCTTTTAAATCATCATAGGCAGAACCATCATAATCATCGGGTTTATCAGATGACATTTTTTAACTCCATTTCAAAAGTTTTTTGTATATCTAATTCATCAACAGCGTCAACCATCCAAGGCCTACCAGGTTGCATAGTATCATCTTTTTTTGTATAACCTTCGTGAACTAACAAAGCGTAATCAACGTTATATGAAATTACAGTAAGATAAGGGTTTACTGGTTCAGAATGTTGGGATTTAAGCAAATCACGGCTATCAACAATGTCACGACCTGGGGGAAAAGGTGGACTATAACCACCCTCTCTTTCAATGATTTCAGTCATTTTATCACAAAGTTTTTCGCACGTTTTTTCAAAAGCCTTAATTAGTTTGGCTTTTGTTGCACCAGTTCCGTTAACAAAGTAAACCCTATTCATGATTAGACCTCTACAGGTTGTTTGGTTGAACTTTTTTTGTTAGCCTGAACATCAGCTAAAACTGGAGAAACATTAATCACTTCTGACCGTGTAAAGTTAGCATAATTACCCAAGGGGAATTTGATAACGTCAGCATCAGCACCCAACTCACTGATAAAATGGTTATATAACGCTTTCAGCATCGGTGCGCCAATCAAACTACCATCTTCAAGTCTTAATAATTTATCGTGGCTAGTATTTAAAGGTAATTTAAAACGTGAAATTAAAAGCATCACAACAATATCACGCTCAACCGTATGTAAACGATTATCTTCACTAGCGTTGATAATGAGTTTCATCGCTTCAGAATATTCACTAGCATCAACATAACCTTTTGAGGGGATATCAATACTACAACCGTAACCATCGTGAATAGATACTACATTTGTTTCTTCTGCGCTTTTTTTGAAATTTAATAACATGGGTCAATTTTGTTTTATAGTACGTCTAATTTCATTATCAACATCACAAACCAGCATTTTTAATTAATTCAATTTCATCGTTGGTTATTGCACTCATAACCCAATTAGGAATAGCGTTGACTTTATATAACTCCAAAAATGTCCTAGCGGCATCTTCAGATACATATTCTTTAGCTTTACGAATATCTAAAATCTTTTGATATGGGTTAAACCAATCCTCTTGTGCCGACTTTGCTCCCTGTGTTGTAAGCATTGCTACGCCAGCTTTAGCAATAGGTATGGCTAATAAATTTGCTTGTTCTATATTATTTTCCTCAATTGCACTTAACGCTTCTTCGATAACATACATTGGACAATAACCAAAATTATATTCACTGAATCTATCCTCTGTTGGATAATTTAATTTTAGTTTCCAATATATACTATCCCAATCAGTTTCTTGATTTAATTTTAATAGATTGCTAGACCGTTTTTTTTACTATTGTTGGTAACAACATTGCTATAATCAAAAACCACCTCAAAACTCTCTGGCACTACATCCAAAGATTTAAAAATATAATAAGAATTATTTATTTTTAAATCCTCTCTTGTGGCGACAACATAATGATTTTCTTGTGCATATTTTTTAGCACAATCAAGAGATTCTATGCTACCTTCAATACGACAAATATTTGAACTAGGCAACCATCTTGCACGTTCATTTTCCATGAATGTGTACAAAACATCAATCATTGCTTGAGAACCAGCTTCGACTGCTAATTTTTGTGGGGTTAGACTTTCATCTTCAAATCTACAACTTAAAAAAGCGGCAAGTGCTTCTAATTTTAATTTAGCAAAACTATCTTTTGATTGTTGAATATCTGACCAAACCTTTGTGATTGCCAATTCTTCAAATACAGTCACACAACCAAGTTTTGTTATCTCTATGGATGTACCTAAACCATCTTCTAATACTGAAACTTCCTCAGTTTTATCTCTTTTTTTAAATGATAACTTTTTCATAGGATAAAGATATGTCAAAGAATAAGTTAAAGCCTTCTGGAACCACAAAAGAAAACCGTTCATTAGTGTCGGGATTTAAAACATTAACAGGATTTTTTTGTTCACCGTTAGTAACAAGAATACCTACGGTTATTGTTTTATCTTTTTCATTTTCTAAACAATGACAACAAAAACATCCTTTTGTTTGCAACCTTTGATGTAGTTTCACTCAAATAAAAAAAAATAACAATTCAAGCTATTTAACAATAAACAACTTGAATTATTATAACATAAAATCAGACTATGCTAAAACAGGTTCAAGTTCGTCTACATATCCACTAAATTTAATAGAAATGTCACCAGAAATAAAACCGTCAGCAGGGTTGGATGATGGGCGGTCAGAAACGTAACCTTGACCTAAAATAATTTCACCTCTAGTAAATCCACGAGGAGGTTCATATTCAAGCATCACCCATAACGGTTCTTTTAATTCGGCTTGCTGTTTACAAATCTTATAGCCTGGATTAAAAAAGTTGTAAAAACCTTGCAATGAAATATCCTTAGAAGTAACAGTTGCAGTGATAGTTTCGTTCCCACCAGTGTTAAACGTTTGAGTTCCTTGGTTGCTGTAAGAACGGTTCATGTCAGCGTTGCTTCTGTCAAAGATTTCAGACGGGAATTTGCCCGTAGCACCCGTTGGAGGGTCGGCTGTAATCCAATCGACTACAGGTACACCACCAGCAACACTTCCAGTTGTGACCTTGCCGATATATTCCAACCCGTCAGCATCTTCAACCATAACAAAGTTGCCAACAGGAACGTCAATAGAAACGGCTGTCAACGCTCCTGAAGCACCTGTAGTAATCGTTACAACAGTCGTACTGGGTTTTTTGTCACTTACCATAATTCGCACTGTAGCGACATAACCCTTATTAGGTTGGTGGGCAATCTTTGGAATCGTACCCATAAAATTTTAACCTCAAAATTAATTTAATTTCGCCATCTAATAACACTAGGAGACACTAAATAAATAACCCTTGATTCAATCGTTTCTAAATCCCAATTAGGGAGTACAGCAGGGCCAATCCTTTTTATATCCCAATAAGGTAGGATTTTAGAAACAATCAAGTCGGTTGCAGTATTTGTGTCTCGACTGCTATCCCACTGATTTAGTATCAGCTTAATTTCTTCCAAAATTAATACAGAACCTAAATACTTTTCAGTTTCTATATTAGACTCTGGTATTATCACCACTTCTAAACCTTCTTGTTTAGTACCAGGTTCAGGGTATGGTGTTGGTTGTTTAATAGATATAGAAGGTATTTTAAAATTGTTGGGCAATGTGTAAACTCCTAATTCACTGCCCAATATATCAACGATTAATTTTTTTAAATTGTCATAATTCCTAATCATCTTTTCTGACTACATCTAAAGAAAGTTTAAATGAACCTTCTTCTACTGTTTTTGTTTTAGTGGTTTTTAACATTTGTACACCATAAACCAACATTGAATCATTGGGTAAATTACGGGTTTCTAATGATGTAATAGTCCATGATGCTGTTAAAACGTTACCTGTGACATCAACGGTGATAGCTTGACCTGAACCACCATCAACACCATATTTATTTATGATTGCAGCACTATCATCATCATCGATAGATGCTTTTACCACAAAATCAATTCTTGCCCCGGTATTGTCACCATAGATAACTAATAAACAATCATGGTCATCACCAATTTTTAATGTTTGACCGTTAGCTGGTAAACCATTTATTGTAAAAGAACAATATCCTACGCTACTACTCATAAATTAACCTTTATAAACAGTAAACATACCTGAAACTATTTCATATTCTAAGTTTAATAAATCATTTGATTGTTTTAAAGTAAACAAAAATTCTTGTTCTTTTAAATCAATATTTAATTCATCTCTAAGAATTGGAATAGTACCAATTTGGATTTTTTTAGATTCTAATTCTGTGATTGATTCATCATAAATACCACCTGGTACACCGTTTAAAGTTTTGTAAAGTTTTTGGGTTCCATCAAGTTTTTTTACTTCAAACTCTAATTGCATACCTGCAATTTTTGTGGCATGAACTTCAAAAATTAAATTGTGAATTAAACCTGTTTTTAATCTTAGTTTATTTAATTCTAAATTTCCTAAAATTAATTTACCTGTAGGATTTACAGGAATGGGTAAAACTAATAAATCTGAAATTGTAATCTCGGTTTTTGCTTTTATTTCACAAGTAACTTTTCTTAATCTTTTAGATTTTCCTGATAGTGTAGCCTTAGATTTAATAGGTAAACTACCAGCACTTAAAATTGAATGCTCTCTTGATGGTCTTTCAGCTAAATTAAACTGTGATATTCCTAATATTTTACATTCTGAATATCTACGTCTTTTTAAACTGGTAGAGGGAATATCTACCAGTTCAGAAATAGCTATGACACTAGAAGATGAATAATGTACAGTCATGATATTTTAATCAAGTGTAATCACAACAGTTTCAGGACTTAAAATCAAAGTATCACCAGCGTCAATAGCTTTAGGGGGATTTAATAAACCGTAAGCCAAGAAATCACCACCTGACTGTTGACTCCAAATCCCTAAATGGGTAGCCGTGCCTTGTGCTGAAACAGCTTCATTAAAAACTAATTCAACAGCAACTTTTTTCTCGCCCCCCGCAGCAACAGCAAAAGTTGTTAAATTATTATTAAATTCTTTTCTTTCACCGCCACTACCAGAGGAAGGTTCAGAACCCGCAGCAACATCAGATGGTGCAGAAACCATGTAATTAAAACTTAATTTGGGATTAACTGGCATTTGCACGGCTTTATATACATGATTAAAAATTAAATTTTTCATGTAATTGGTAAAACCACCAACGTCCCAAGTATGAGAAATCACCCCCGCAGGGATAGTGATTGCATCTTTGTTTTCAATGACTAAATCACCATCAATAGGAATATAAGTAATCATATTCCCACCAAAAGATGAATCCCAAAGTTGAATCACAACCACAGAACCTTGTAAAGCAGTGGCTTTAGGGCATTTGATGTCAGAAACATTATGAGCTTCTTGCGCTGTTGATGTTGACCAAAAAGTTGTATTTGTGGAAACACGACTATAGCCAGCACCAGTAACTTCAGAACCGGGGCCAGTTTCACCACCAGAACTTAAACCATAGCCTAAATAAAGACTTGGAGGTGTCCAAGTTTCACCTCCAAAGGCATGATTTAACAGTTTTGCTTCCGCCCAATCAGAAAAACTACCAGGCATAATTCATTAAAAAAATAAAGTTTACGATTGAGACTCTACAGAATCGGTCAAATCTTTATTTCTACTTTTGAGTGTTGATGTTTTTGATGGATTTTTTAAATCATCAGCACTCAAAGATTCAGATTTAAACGTTGTAGTAGCGTTTTCTCCATTTACAACTTTGTGTTTACTATCATCAAAATCACTTTCATTGATAATGACAAAAGGTAAATCTGGATGGTCTTTTGATTTAACTTTTAGAGTTTTTACAAACATTTAATCTCCTTCAATTTCAAAAAAAAATTAACCTAAAATTCGGCAAGCACCTTCAGGTCGAATGACAGCCGCACCAAACAAAATATCAAAAGTGAATAATGTTTGTTTATTTTCACGGGTGACTTCTAATCGCATTGTGATTTTAGTCATGTCATCAGTGAAAGTCTCAATCATGCTACCCGCAGGAATAACATCATTTAAAGGGCGAACTGCGAGAGCAAAAGCATCACGATGAAAAGCCATATTAACAACATGGTCGCCAACAACAGTAATAGCTGAAGCGGCAGGAGCATCTTGTCTTAATGCAGGAGTAATTGGCCATGAAGTTGTAGTAGCATCTTTTCCAACAACATAGGGATAAGGGTCGCCAGCAATTGTAAAAACATCACCTTCAATTGGTGCTGCACTTGCTCCAGTTACGGTAAGAACTTTTACACCTTTTAAATTACTTGCTCCAGTCGTAGTAATTGTTCCGGCTGCGCCTGTTTCATGTGTCAAAACATTTTGAGACATAAACCAGTCAAAACCCAATTTTCGACCGATAATTCCTTCTTTGATTGTTACATCAGTTCCGGCTTTGTCAGCATTTAAAAACTCAGGTAATGCAGTTGCGTTAGCCTCTGATTCAACATCTAATAAAATTCGACGGTCAGAAACAGGTGTTAATTGTCGGTTTAAGACTTTTCGAGCATCACGTCCAGCACCCATACCTTTATATACAGCAGGGGTTCCAGTGTTTTCTTGAAAAGGTGTGTTGCCAGCTAAACCAGCAATACCATAAACACCTTTATATAAACTTAAAAGGTATTTATCTACAGAATTTGCAAGGGATTTTGCAGCTTCAGCAACTTGCAAATTTTGATAACCATTCATTATTTCATAAATTTCTTTATCCGTTAAACGGAAAGCTTGATACTTCCATTGGTCAAGTTTAATCGGAATAAATTGAGGCGAAAGGTCTGCTGTATCAGGTGCGAGTTTAGAAGGAATAACATCTCTGGCTTCACCCATAGTGCTAGGGATAGGAACGTCAACAGATGAACCTTTTTGTCGAGCATCACTGTCAAAATTTCGATTGACTAGCAATGACATCACGGAGTTTTCACGGAACGCAACCATCCCACCGCTCAAAATTCTGGGGATTACAGCCTCAAGCAAATTAGCCATAGTTAGTTTTTAATTTTTTAATTGCGGTTTTTTTCACGTCTGAGGAGAAAATTGAATCACTCAATTTAAAACGTGATATTGACAAAAATATCTTTAGCTTTTCTGAATCACTCAGAAAATATGGCATCACGCCAAACTGCATACAAAATTATAATAAACAAAAATAAAACCGACTATTATAAAAATAATCGGTTTTTTTGAATCATGGAAAAAATAGTATTCTACCTTTCTTATGATTCAACTATTTAGAGGGTCTTTTTTTAAAATACCACTAATTAACCTTGAATGATTGCTGTCCCCGCCGCCAGTTCAGCCATCGGAACTTGCCCCGACTGCACTTGTTTTCGAGTATAAACTTTTACTTGTTTACCGCCCACTGATGCAGTTTGGGGAGTCATACCACCACCTTTAGAATCGTTAATAGGTTCAAAAAGTGTACCTAAACTACCCTGTTTTAATTCTTGAATTTTTTCACTTAGAGTTTTGGGACGACCTTCTGTATATTCAATTGAACCAACACGGTCAACAACACAAACTCTACCATCAACAATTTTCACCCGTCCACGCATTTGATTGATAACAACCTCTACTGGGTGAATGTCCTCAATTGAAACCTCAGTATTTTCAATGATTGCAGGTTTGCGCCCACCATTTTCAAAAAATGAATTTCTGATAGCATTTTCAATTTTTTCAGTACGCCACATTTCTTCCCATTTGTTTGCTTCAGCAAGGGCTTTTTGCTCGTTAGCCATGTGACGCTGTTTTAATTCGTCATAAGCACGTTTTTGTTCTAACTCTTGTTCTTCTTTACGTTTTGCTTCTTCTAATAATTTTTGGTATTTGTCAGGGTCAACATTTTTATGCTTTTCTAAAATTAAACGCTGTTCTTCTTCACGTTTTCTTGCATCTTTAAATTGTTTTTCCAAATTCTCGGCTCTTGCTCTTTCTTTTTGTAAAGTGGCAAGCAGTTTTTGGATGTCATCAGGTGTTGTTTCTGTTGTTGACTGTGAAACTTCTTCTGATTGACCAGTGGTAGAATCTAAATTTGTTTTGTCGGTTCCCATATTTAGGTGACAATATTTAATACATGACTATTTAATTATCAACACTCAACCAACATGGTTTATTCTTTTTTTACTAATCAATCAATTGATAATAGCAACAACATAGAATTACCAAGCTATGAAAATCCATATTATAAATTAATGAAAAATAAATGGGCTTTTGTACTTGATATGTACAGAGGTAGGGAAGCGTGGTTATCTATAAATGATGATGGTTATTTTAATTTTGACCCTGCAAAAATCTCAAGATATCTTCCGTGCGAACAAGATGAACCAGCAGAAGAATATAAAAAAAGATTATCCCGAAGTTATTTTGAACGTTTTTTTGGGACAGCTATTGAAAACTTTTCTGGTTTTTTATCTTCATTCATTTTAAACAATGATGTTGATAAAACAATTTTAGATAATATTGATGATGTTGATTTATTAGGAAATAATTTAGAGGTCTTTTTAAAAAATGCTGACACAAAGGCATTGAGAGATGAACATTGTTTTATTTATGTCGAGTTTCCTAAAAAAAATGAAAATATAAAAACTGCTTACGATGAAAAAATATATAAATCAAGACCATATCTTGTTTTGATTGACTGTAGGGATATTGTTAACGGGATTTTATCTGATGATAATAAAGAGATAATTCAATTGACAATAAAAGAAAAAATATCAGTCAAAGAGGGAAAATATGGTGTAAATGTCAAAACTAGATATAGAGTTTTGACACCTGGACATTATCAAGTTTTTGAGATTGGTGGTGAAAAAGATAATACATACCAAGTTGTTGTTGATGAAGGTGACACATCTCTAAATTTTATTCCGATTATACCGTATAGTTTATTTAATAAAGGTAGTATTGTTGAATATTTTGGTTGTGATGTAAACGAGGAAAGTTTAGAAAGTAAGCCTCCACTTTATGATTTAGCGGAATTAAATTTAAAACATTATCAAAAAACATCAGAAAAAGATGAGGTTATGCACAGATGTAATTTACCTGTATTGGTAATTAATGAATTACAACAAACCAGACGTAATGCTAATGAACCCTACCCGATTGTGTCTCTAGGGCCAAACACTTGTCTTTGGAATGTTGACGCTAAATTTGTTGAGCCATCTGGTAGTGCTTTACAACAGACACAATTGGATATTGAAAAACTTGAAAAATCCATGCTTGACCGCACTCTTTCATTTTTGACAGGTAATGAAATTGTGCGAACCGCAACAGAGGTTAATTTATTTTCTACACCTGTTGAATCTAATTTGTCAGCAATGGCACGGGCTAAACAAAGTGCTGTTGAAGTTATTTTTAGATATTGGGCAGCATACTATAAAAAACCTTATGGTGGGAGCATTAAAGTTGATGAGAGAATTTTAAAATCAACTATGGATTCTAACACATTTACAATAATTGATAAAATATACGAAAGAGGCATAATCACAACTAAAACATATTTTCATATTTTACAGTCAGGTAAAATATTACCCAATGATTTTGTTATTGAAGACGAGTTAAAATTAGTAGAGGAAGACAGAAATAAAACTATAGCAGGACAAAACATAGATAAACTAGATGTTATTGATGATGAAGATAATGTAGATGTTAGCCAAAATAAAAACAGTAAATCTGTTGATGTTATGGTTAAAAAAGATGCAAAAATGCCAATGATAGATGAAACAAAAGATATTGATTAAATATTATGAACATTTCACCTTTTGATTTTGCAGCTAACGCCGTTTTAAATTTTGATATACCTTCTGATGGTGTTAAAACTAACGATTTTGGAAATATTGTTAGTGTTAAAAAAAGTTTAAGGATTGTTGCACTATTAAATATTAAAAAAAAGGATTACCAAAATAGAGAAGGTGCTAATACTACTGATATTGCACTAGAAGGTTATTTGGTTTCGCCGATTGAATATCCTAAAGAAATTACAGATGGTATGATTGCTAACGCTGAAATAAAACTAAATTCAAATGAAATTAGCAAAGGTACTTTTGTTGTTTCTAAAAAACCAGAAAATCCTTTTTTATTATCAGCAAAAATTCAAGGGTTTACAAAAATAGAAGGGAATTTTAGAATTTAATTTTCTTCTATTTTTGTGTTAGGAATCTGGATTTCAATTCGCATCTCAATATTTTTTTAATATTGAGATGTTATCCTCATTTTTTACAATATTTCAATTTTCAATCCCTATTACTGAGTATTGTTACCCAAATATCAAAATATCGTTGCCTTATTTCAATTTTCAATCCCTATTAATTAATAGGGATTGTTTTAACTATTTCAACTATTTGTCAACACTCCAAAAACTTACACTATCTGGAGTATTATCGTAATCAATGGAAATATCATAATCGCTGATACTTCGAGGGATGTCAACATTTTTTTCAACTGACAACATCTCAAACAATTTATGACTAGGATAATTACCCCATTTACTGTCATGGGTAAAAATATACAATCCTTGACAGTTCATTGAAGAACGGGCAGAGCTTTTATCAAATTCCCAACAATTAACAAGCGCATCCCAAAAAAGTTTTAAATCATCTTCAGAAACGTCGCCTTTATTCAAACCAGGATTGTAATGGATTTCAACCTTAAATAAACCATAAGGGATTAACTCTTTACGACCCATAGTTTTATTGTCCTTGCCCTCAGTTCCCTCAGTAGCGGCACATCGGGTAATTGTTGCTGAAATAGGCAATACAGGGTCAAACGAACGTCCCCAACTAACTTGTACTGGCCCCCAAACTTGTCCTGCTTTCCATCCAGTAGACAAAACGGCCCCAAACATCCGAATATCAAAATATCTTTGTCGTAGTAATGTCTGAACTTTTTCTTGTTCTTCTGGTGAACCTTCTTTTTTGTTACCTTTTTTGACACTAGGCTCAATCCCTAAATCGGTGTAACCTTGGTCAATTTTGTTATTGAGGATACTACCTTCTTTAACAAAAATTTCATGGTTTCCAAGCATTTGAACATAGTTACGAATCTTGCGTTTAATACAAGCATCGGTCATTAAACCGTGTCGGGTTTCAGAATCGGTTCTTGGCTGATTTCCTGCGTCTGGGTCGCCATTAGGATTACCGTCAGTGCAATCAACTAATAAGATTGCATCATGTTTTTTGTTAGGGTCAAAGTGGTTCATGGTTTATTCTTCCTCTTGTTTGTTTTCAGTGTTTTGTTTAGTGTAAAATTCAGCCCGTCGCTTTGCAAATCCTATGAAAAACAAAGATTTTTGACGGAGTGAAAAATTTTCAGGTAAGTTTTCAGGATTAAATTCTAAAAACTCGGAATCTAAACAGTTTTGGACGTAAATCGTATTTGTTGCCGATTGTAGATGGTGACAATAACAACCTTGATACAATCGGTCAAATACTTGAAAAGGTGTTGTTGAAAGTGTTTTAAGAGAACGCAACACATTAGTATCTTCATTGTTTCCTTGATTACGTCCTTTTATTTGTGCAACGTGCATCAAGAAAGCAATCCGACCTAATCGGTATGCAATATCATCATTTGTTTCCATTTTGATTTCTTTGATTGTTTGGTTGAGATAGAGCAAAAGACCTTTTACTCTGACAGCAAGAGAATAACTAAAAAACTTTAGATTTTCCTCGCTATGGCATTCGGCACAGATTCTATCAATTAGTTTTTGAGCATATTCATCTGGTAATGTTTTACCCAAAAGAGTGTAATAAATCAAAGCTGTTTCCACTCTTTGAGTGTAATCACCCGCATCAAAAAAAGCAGCTTTAATCAATGCGTAAATGGGCAAAACTTTACCATCAAGTGATTGTTGGATTTCAAGAAAACGTTTGACATTTTCAGCTATTTCATCGGGAGTAGTTTTGTTAATCCCATTGATAGCAATCCTTCCAGCATTACCCTTTAAAATACCAAGGTAAAACTCAGATGAATATGCTCTGGTGTTTGCTGAAGTTTTACCTCCATAAACACTTTTGAAAAGACCTGAGAATTTTATTGATTCAGGGTCATTCCAAAACTCATCATTTATTCCCTCCTGATTGACATTTCCCCAATAAACAAACATCTGCTTATTAAGGGTTTGGTGATGATATGGGGAGTTTATTAAGTAGTCAAGTCCACTTATCACCCCCCATGCTGTATCAATCCCTATAGGCGCATTGTCATTACCTTTAAATCCCCATCCCTGATAGGCAGGTTTATCAAAAGATGTGATTGATGCTCCAGTGCTATTGCCACCAGGGATATTTTTTATTTTTTCAGGGAAAACACTCAAAATAATTGGTTGTTTTTCCCCAGTGATGATACAACGTTTATCATTCCAATCATCTAAATCTAAACGGTCAAGATATTCAAACCGCCAAAACTCTTGAATTTTTGGAGTGTCAGAAATTAGTTTTGGTTGCTCATCATCTCCTGTTGTACAGAATGCAAACCTCAACCCTTCACCCATTTTTTTATTAGGAACAGGTTTGCATCCGATTTCTTTGAGATGATTTACAACATCTTTTGTGTTAACGCTTTCAAGATAAGATATAATTTTGGAAGTGTTAACGTCTAACGTCTTCTTGCAACATCTATGCAGCAACTCCAAATATGCTGCATATTTTTTTTTATCCAAACCTAAAACGTATTCACCAACATCAACAATCAAGATAGGAACTGTCCCATTTCTACTCAGTGATGGCACAATCATCCGTTTACCCTGAGTGCTAAAAACTTTATCCTTTTTGATTCTCTCTGTTTTTAATAATGTGATGGAATTGTTATCAACATTAATCAAAACATCAACTTTTTGAGTGGAATAACCTACGGGTAATTGCGGGTTTAATGTTTTAGAAAAATCATACAATTCTTTTAGCATCGCACTACCCCATTTTTCATGATTGCTTCAAAATATTCAGGTTCAACATTACCCTTTGTAATCTTTTTTTGTTGATGGTCAAACCATTGAAGCTTGCCTGTTTTACTAGGGTTAAAATTTATCTTTTTGAGAACTTGTCCAAAGTTAAACTCACCCAAAAGTTCGGGATGTACCTGTTCAGTACCATCAGGAAATTTAAAAGCACAAGCATACTCTTTAACACCCATACATGGTTGTTTGAAACAAGCACCTTGACTGATTCGCTTGTTTACGATGGCAAAATATTTATCAATTGGGTCTGTTGCCCTTTTAGTCAATTCCATGCCAAAATCAATGATGTAAGCAGGGTTTTTAAGAACAACAAAATTGCGCTGTGAACGGTCGTCACTGATGATGTAATGTTCTTTGTCGTAACTACTGGTAACGATTTTACTCTTACCCATATTACGAAAAAAAGAAGCGTATCTGATTGGATTCAGAACTGTTATACTGTTGACCGTATACTCGATTTCCGGTTTCCAGAAAATCGCCTTTAGGATTCCCTCTGCTGCACTAGGAGTGAGAAAAGGATATGAAAATGGGTCAGCTTTTGTTTCGGGTTTTGTGAATAAACCATACTCGCCCCACACTTTTAATTGCATAGGTTTATATTTTTAATTCAGTATTTCAATTCGGTTGTTTGCTCTTACTGAATTAAATATACCAATAAAAAGCTAGTTGTAAACATATTTTAGTTTTGATTTTTATATCAAATAACAAAAAACTTATAAGTTATAATCATATATTTTAATGTTGAAAAATCACATATTTAAGTTAGGATTATCAATTATCTATGTCAAAATTTAGGAAACAAAAATGGAATTACACGCCAGGAGATTTATAGTTAATGGTAAATTTATTACACAAGATTTGATAGAGCATCTTAAAGGTGTTGCCAACAAATCAAGTGATAAATTTAAAAATATTTCAGTTGATTTAAAAACATTAGCTTTTTATGCAGGGCTATTACATGACGTTGGAAAAGCTAAAAAATCATGGCAAAAATATATGTTTAAAAAATCGTGGGAAAAACATCTAACAAAAAAATCAGATAAAAAAAAATCAAAAGTTGAAATGGTTTTCCACTCATCAGAGGGTGCTAGAGCTATCATGGAACTGTCAGGTGATGACTACCACCCGCTTGCATGGATTATTCAAGCGCATCACACAGAGTTAAAAAACCAAAGTGATTTAGGAAGTGATTATTTTATTGAAAATTCTAAACATTGGAAAACTTGCCTTGACCGTGTTTTTCCTGGGTTTGATATCAATAAAATTCCAAAATTAAAATTAAATATTTTAAAAAAAGAGTTGGCAATCAGGATGTTGTATTCAGTTTTAGTTGATTCTGATAGGCTTGATGCTCAAGAATTTGAAGAAAGATATTATAAAAACGTTGTTACACATAAACCATCTATCTTGACTGTCTGTAATATATGGTCAAATATACCAGTACCACCACCGGAAAACACTTTGGTATCGGTTGAGCGTAAATATTTTAGAGATATTGTCAGTGGTTATATCAAAGATAAAAAAACCTGTTACCGATTAATTGGTGCTACTGGAGTAGGAAAAACACTTACATCACTCAACTTTGCATTAGAGCATTGCAAATATCATAATATGGATGGATTGATTTATGTTGCTCCGTACAAGTCAATCATTGACCAAACTGCTAAGATATATCGTGAATTGTTGAGTGATGATGCTGTTTTGGAACATCACTCCGATTTTGTACCTAAACCTAAAGATGAAAATGATTATAAGTTATCTTGCCAAAGGTGGGATTATCCGGTGATAGTTACTACTGCGGTACAATTTTTTGAGTCAATATTTTCTAACAAATCTACCCGATGTCGCAAGCTTCAAGGATTACTCAATAAGGTGATTTTGATTGATGAATACCAAACTATTCCACCTAATTTAATTGAATCAATTGCCGATATTTTAAAAAATTTAGTTGAAGATTTTGGATGCACTGTAGTTTTAATGTCAGCTACAGCACCAAATTTATCGGGTTTTAATTTACCCCATGTTGACATGATTCCACAATCAGAAGTAAATCGTCAATTTGAAGTTTTGCAGCGTTGTGAGTATGAATTTAAGGAGTTTGATTATCAAGAAATAGCTAATTTTCCTGGTAAAAAACTTGTAATCGTAAACACCACGAAAACAGCATTAAATTATTTTCAATATTTTGATAGTGTCCAACCGGGACAATGGCTACACTTATCATCTCGGATGTGTGTTTCACATCGTAAAGAAGTGATTAAAAAATTAAAAACTGGTAAATATAATTGTGTCAGCACTCAGATTGTGGAAGCAGGGATTGATATTGATTACCCCACAGTTTTTACAGAAGAATGTCCTTTTGATTCATTGATTCAACGTGGTGGACGTTGTAATCGTGAAGGTAAATTACCGTCAATGGGTAAAGTTTTTATCATCCCTTGCAGCAATTATCCTGGTCAAGAATACAGACAGTTGGCAATTACAACATCTAATTATATTTTAAACCATAAAGGCTTTAAACCTGATGAATTGGTTGGCTTATTGAGTAAATATTTTAGTGTGAGAAATTCTAATATTTCATCTGAAATTCAAGATTTAAGAAAGAATTTAATGTTTAAAGATGTCAACGATAAATTCAAAGTGATTGAGGATGGTATGCCTAATGTTTTATGTGAATGGGGTGATGGAATACAATTAATTAATCAGTTAAAAAATAAACCAAAATTGACACCTAATGAATGGAAACAATTACAACAATTTACTGCAACAATTTTACCCAAGGATGATAATTTTAAAAATGTTGTAGAATATGATAATGGTATGAGAGTTTGGAATGATGGATATGATGATAATTTTGGAGTATATATTCAAACTTCATATATTATTTAATTCCGACAACCTAGAGGTGTACAGCTAACAATGTCTAAAAAATAGTCTACACCTCTCACCACACAACCCTTTGAGCGATTCTAACTTAAAAATAGGTTGGCGGAAACGCTAGAATACTTATGGGTAAACATTTTTTGATGATTATTACTAATATCCACTTGACAAATAATGAATACATTTGCTATTATTAATTCAGGTTGTCGGAATCAAACCTTGAAAACTAAATATATCAAGGGTTTGAAAAGCAATGCAAGTATCAACTCCTAGCAATGGGAGTTGCGAATTGAAACATATCGGTGTTCGAGTTGTTCCCCCTTGCTCACCTGTATCAACTCCTAGCAATGGGAGTTGCGAATTGAAACATCACCTATGAGCAAAAAATCGATAATGCTATTCAAGTATCAACTCCTAGCAATGGGAGTTGCGAATTGAAACGCGTGGCTTGGCTTGCCTTGCTTGGCTGTGAGAGAAAAGTATCAACTCCTAGCAATGGGAGTTGCGAATTGAAACAAGCCTTCCTGAACACTGCCAACAGCCCCAATGTAAGTATCAACTCCTAGCAATGGGAGTTGCAAATTGAAACGATTTGTTCTATGTTGGTAATACTATCAGCATTTAGCAGTATCAACTCCTAGCAATGGGAGTTGCGAATTGAAATAATTATCCGACGCGATACCAATGATGAAATATTTGGTATCAACTCCTAGCAATGGGAGTTGCGAATTGAAATCATGAATTGGTCATTAACAATCTCGTTTTTATCGAGATTGAGAATTGAAACCAATCATGGCTTGCAGACCATTTCTAAACAACAATTAGAAATGAGAATTAAAATACGATAATTTGACACTCCCCGCTCTAAAGAGACGGGGATTCTTGGTTCACAGAGATTACTTGCTTAGACAGAATTGCTTCTGAAAAAGTAGAGGTATTCTCTCCCCAAGCGTTTATTGGGTCGAGCCCAAAGGTTCCGGTATGCCCTACCGTACTTAGTCCCCTTTTAAGGATGTTGATTGCGGCGTTTTCATCCCTATCCAAAACACATCCACACTTGCACTGATGGGTTCTAGTCGATAAAGATTTTTTGACAGTTTCACCACAGTTTGAACAGTTTTGGCTTGTATAGTTCGGTGCGACAGCAATCGTTATCTTGCCAAATTTAACCCCAAAATACTCTATCCATTCCCGAAACTGATACCAGGCCGCATCATTTATCGATTTAGCTAGACAATGATTCTTGACTAAGTTCTTAACTCTTAAATCCTCGTAGGCTATCACATCGCTAGAGTGAACTACGCACCTTGCTAATTTCACAGCAAAGTCTTGACGTTGCCTACTTACTTTAAGATGAGCTTTAGCTAATCTTTGTCTAGCTTTTTGACGATTTTTACTTCCCTTTTTCTTTTTAGATAATCGCCTTTGAAGTCGTTTTAATCGTTTCTCAGACTTTCTCAAGAATTGAGGATTATCAACCTTGTTGCCATTGTTATCTGTATAGAAAGAAGCCAAACCTACATCTAAGCCAATACACTTACCTGATGGTTTAACATCTTCTTTAACGTCACAAGAAAGGACAAATTGACAATAATAACCGTCCGCTCTCCGAATCAACCTAACCCGTTTAATATCGGATTCTTGAAAGTACCCTAAATCCCAAGTTCCTACCAACTTAAGAACACCAATGTTTTTCTTGTCAGTGAACTTAACAGTTTTCGGGCTAAGAAGCTTCCATCCTGATTGTTTGTATTCAACAGAGCGAGATTTTTTAAATTGAGGATACCCCTTTTTGCCTGATACTTTACGTTTACAGTTGTCGTAAAAACGACTAATTGAACTCCAAGCACGTTCAGCACTTGCCTGTCTAGCAGTTGAATTAAGTTCATCGGCAAATTTAAAGTCCTGAGCTAATTCTTTAGAATATCGGTATAAATCGTTCTTACCCGTACCTTTTGTATCCATCCATAACCTTACACATTTGTTACGGATGAATTGAGCAGTACGAATAGCATCGTCTATGGCTTGATACTGTTGAGTTTTAGCTTTAACTTTAAACTCTAAGACAAACATTTTACGCAGGGGGGACTTAGACAAAATCAGTATAGCACAATAAAAGTTAAGTTAACAAGCTATAGTTTAAAAAGCCGTCCTAAAAGGACGGGGCTTTAACCCAAAATTTCGGTAAAGTGAAAAAAGACGATAAAAACCCCTGATACGTCTCTATACCAGGGGTTTTTCAAACAAAACAAACAAAAGAAATAATTGAAACATATCAATTTATGTTGTTATGACTACAAATAAAACAATTAATATTTTGTCATAACCATAACAACATCAACATTGTAACCTAAACACCTAAAGGTGTCAAGTTTTAATTTATGTTGATTTTACTCACTTTTTCTTTAACTTCTTTAATCCAATTTATTGCAGGTTGATTGAGTTTGATTTGTTCCTCTGTATTTTGCCCTAAATTTTTTAGATGATTTGATAATCGACCATTGTTGATTTTTTCTTGTAACTGCAATTTTAATTGCTCAACTTCTTTAATTAAATCATCTCTTTCTTGCTCTAAAGCTTTGATGTTTGCTTGTTTTTTGATGTCATTCATTGTTTTGCCTTGTTGTTTTACATATTTATATCATAGCACAAAATACAGCTTTTGCAATACTTGACATATTTGTTGACAATGTGTAAAATAAGAATACTAAGATATAATAACAAATAAATATGGTAACAGTAACTTGGCAAAATGAGCAAAAAAGATGTTTCCAGTCAACAGGTAAAATTAACAGTGATGGCGATTTTATCTATAACGGTAACTGGGTATCATATCTTGATAAATATAATTACTCTTTTCATCAATTTTAAGGAGTAAAAGGAAAAAAAAGAAATTATCAAAAAAGGTAATTTTGAGATTGTTTAATTTTTTAGTTAAAATAAAGGAAAAAGCATGAGTTATGTAGCAGATAGAGATTGGCTAGAAAGTTTGAAAGTTGGTGATAAAGTTGTCGTAAAAGACAACAAAAACGCCATAAAACCAATCAACGCAATAATAACAAAGGTTACAAAAAAACTCATTTATGCAAACTATAACGAGTTTTCAAGACAGTCAGGAAAGATTAATACCAACAAGAGCGGAAGCAATTATTATTACCTGAGCAAAAGAGAGTGAATTGACACTCCCCGCTCTGAAGAGACGGGGATTCTACATTCTACGTCAGAATTTGCTCAACCAGGTTTTCACCAAGAAGAGTAGAGACTCCAACTCCTGTAGCGTTAATTCGGGAATGCCCTTCCCTATTTTTAGCTAAATTCAGAATGTTAATTGCAGCGTTTGTATCTCTGTGCAACTCACATCCACAAGTACAAACATGGGTGCGAGTTGATAGAGATTTTTTCACAATTACCCCACAATTAGAACATTTCTGTGAAGTGTAATGGGGTGGAACTGGTATTGCCAATTTATCAAATTTAGCTGCAAAATATTCTATCCATTGTCGGAACAAATACCAACTGGCATCACTAATTGATTTAGCTAAACAGTGGTTTTTAACTAAATTCTTAACACTTAAATCTTCGTAGGCTACTACATCGTTAGATGTGCATACGTTACGCGCTAGTTTTTTAGCGTGTTCATTCCGTTGCCTGCTTACTTTTAAGTGTTTTTTAGCGTAAACTTTTCTGGCTTTCCGTCTTCCTGATGAACCTTTAACCTTTTTATAGATTTGTCTCTGAGATTTTTTAATCGACGTTTCCGCCTTTCTTAGAAACTTGGGATTTGGTTCTTGATACCCGTTAGAGTCTGTATAGAAAGATTCTATTCCAACATCCAGTCCGATTTCCTTTCCGGTTTTCGGTTGAACATCAGTGACGGTAATATTCAGGCAAAATTGACAGTAATATCCATCAGCGCGACGAATTAAACGAATCCGTTTAATATCTTTGACGTTGTAAGTATGGATATCCCATTTTCCTAAAAGTTTAAGTTCACCAATACCTTTTTTGTCAGTTATGGTAATTCTTCTTTTAGTGGGATGCAATGACCAACCCGATGTTTTATATTCAACAGAACGACAATCTTTCTGAAATCTAGGAAATCCTTTCTTTCCAGAAACCTTTTTCTTACAATTTTCGTAAAAACGAGAAATTGCCGACCATGCTCGTTCCGCAGCAGCTTGTACTGCCATTGAATTTAAGTCTTTGACAAAATCGAATTGTGAACGAAGTTCTGTAGAATACTTGTTTAAAGCAAATCGATTAATTTTGGTATCTTTAGGTGCGTCCATCCAATACCGAATAGACTTGTTTCTAATAAACTGTACCGTTTTAATCGCCTCATCAATCGCTTTGTACTGATGAGGTTTTGCTTTGATTTTGTATTCTATAACTATCATTGATTCGACCTGTCAATGGGTTGTCTGTTTGCTACTATCAACCTTAACACAGTAAACTAGATTTGTCGATAAAAATATCAGAACAACCAAATATGAAACTGAAGTCTATAGATTACAAGCATTACAACCACTCAGTCGGATTAGCTTGTGTCCACCTGGTTTGGATTCCAAAACGAAGAAAGCGTGTGCTAGTTGGAAACGTAGCAACACGCTGTCGGGAGATATTTTATGAATTAGCAATTGAGAAAGAATGGGAGATTAAAGCACTGGAGATAGCTCCTGACCATATTCATTTATTTATCTGCCATCAACCTAATTATTCGATTAGTCAGATTGTGCAAGCTTTCAAAGGGAGATCGTCGTGTTACCTCAGAAGAGAATTTCCTGATTTACTGAAACTTCCTAGTTTATGGACTCGCTCCTATTTTCACACAACTGCTGGTAGTGTTAGCTCGAAAGTTATCATGGAATATATTAATGACCCCCATCACAGTACCCATTAAAAGACAGGCGCTTAAAAGCGCTGCTTGCCTTCATCCACGAACTGAAGTTACGTGGTTTTCGGCTCTGCCAATAATAAACTGATAAAACCCCGTGATTAATATAATCACGGGGTTTTTTTTACAACCGTTGCGCTACTTATTTGGTAGTATCCAAAAAGTTCTAAATTTATCATATCATATTTTCAATTAATGTTATAATTAATTTAGTACAATAAACAAACAAAATGAAAACAGTACCATTAACAAAAGAAAATCTTTCACCTGATGTAATTCTAAACCTTAAAAAATTAAATATTAACATTGATGATTGTTTTATTATGAAAGATTATTGGAATTTTAACTTTTCCAGACAAAATGGTAGAATTATACACGGTCAGGATGAGTATAAAATTTGGAGAGATGTAATCGGAGGTGATTGGTTGTGGGTAGAAAATCAATAATATAATATTAAAAAAATTAAAATAGATGAGCGACTAACTAACAATACATAATTAATTATGTATTGAGAATTGAAATAGATGAGCGACTAACTAACAATACATAATTAATTATGTATTGAGAATTGAAATAATTATGTATTGAGAATTGAAACAAATGAGTAAATAAATTTAAAACCCACTAATCAATTAGTGGGTTTTAAAAACTAAACAATCATACTAACAACATTGCCTAATTCAACTTTATGAAGCAGTAGTATTAAATTTTTAATTTTAACAGCTATTGCTTTTGTTAATTTTGAAATTTCATAGATATTGTTATCCACAACAAAACCTTGTCGGTTTATTGTACTAACATGAATAACTGTTTTGGGTGTGAGAGGTGGAGCAGAATAACATTTGCTCACCTTTATATAATGCTGATATCCATAATCATATAAAGCAATTTGATTGTTATTAGAATCAACATCTATCTTAAAACCCATCATTGTTAAAATCTTAGTGTCGTCATTATTAAAAGTGAATCGTGGCATATATAAAAATCCTAAAAAATATTATAATAGTATACCACATAAAAAAGCATTTATCCTTGTATGTAAATGCTTTTTTATTTATATGATACAACCATATTATAGCATACAAAAAGGTTTTGTCTACAGTTTTTTATCTCATAATTAAAATATTTTATTTTTTAACAATTTCAATTTCACCATTAACCCAAGCGACAAGAAGCTGTCCTAAGTTTAACCCCATCGACTGAAGTTTTTGTTGCAACATTTCTTTATCTTTACCACGCAGTCTACAAGTTGCACTGGTAAATTTTACTTGGTCTATCGTTTTTTTGTTACCACCAGGTATAAGATTTGCAAGTTGGGCAGGGGATGAGTTGTAAGGTTTTGTTCTGTTTGTTTTCATGTTATTACTCTAGGGTCGTCAAAATTCTTTTTTTTAATTATAACACAAATCTCAATATCGTGATATACTCAAAAAGTAAACACTAAAAAACCCTGCGCGAACAGGGCTAAACTAATGAAAAATAAAACTTTTAGTAATGACTTTATCGCCAATTCAAAACACGACTGTAAACATAACTCTAATTATAACATGATTTCTGAAAAAACAATAGAATCCTGCAAAAATATTTCCATTGTCACGATTGCCGAACGGATTGGACTAAAGTTAAAAAAAATCGGTAGTCAGTTTGTTACCTCATGCCCATTCCACAAAGAAAAAACCCCTAGCTGTTACCTGACTGACGGCAAGGGGTTTAAATGCTTTGGTTGCAATGAGAGTGGTGGGAGCATCAAATTCTATCAAAAGCTCTGTGGGATTGATAAATTTAAAGATGTAATTTTGGCAATGGCATCAGAATTTTCTATCAATGTAGAGTATGAAAATGATTCTCAGTCTCAATCACAAAATGATGTTCCTAAAAAAATTATTACTCAAGAAAATAAAACTGTAAAAAACAATGCCAAAAAAGTTGTAGCTATGAATATTGATTTTGTTGAGTTAGCAAAAACGATAAACCCTAACCTCGGTGTCCTTAAAACCCGCCAGGTTGGAGGTTGTACCGAGGTCAGGGTTACTTACAATTACTCTGACAGCCAATCTGTCGAGCGAATCGAACGCTTTGATTCAAGCAATATTCGCATCGAGTTTCAGATAGGTAGTCGTCCAAAAAGTCTTAAACATATAATACCACATCATATAGATGATAGTGGGGAAACTCAAAATAATAAAGGTGATTTGCCTTGGGGTTTTTACGGTCAAAGCGATGCTGTGACTCACGGTAAAGGTAAATTTGTGTTAATGGTTGAGGGTGAAAAATGTGCAGATGTTATTCGTCAAATAGGATTAGTGGCAGTCTCTCGGATGGGTGCTGACAAAAAACCCGAAGCTATTAAACGTAATTTTCAAGCGTTGAGTGATGCTGGTGTTGAGGGTGTCATCTTTATATCTGACAATGATGAACCAGGGGAAAAAGAGTGTGAGACATTTTCTGAACTTGCTACAGATACAGGATTAAAAACCTTAACACTCAAAACTTTAGACTTATATCCTGAAGCTCAAAAAGGTGATGATGTTGTTGATTGGGTGATAGCTGACCATGAATTATCTCATACTGATTTTATCAAAAATATTGAATTAGCGATTGATAAAAAAATAAATGTTGCCAATAAAACTGAATCAGAACCAATAGAGAAAGCGATTGATTTAGTTAAAAAAGTGATGTTGAGTGAGATTTTTAGTGACATTCAAAAAGCTGTAAAGATTGATAAAATAAAAGAGGAATTTAA